TCATTTCTCCACCATCTTCTCATAAACCTTAATCAGTCTTTCTTTCTCTGCAAGCAAAGCTTCAAGTGCCTTAATACGCTCTTCCCAAATAGCAGTACTTACATCACCGTTGATGTTGTTGTGCGCCCCGTTCCCATTGACTTGATTATTGTTTCCTGCCAACGAAACCTCCATCGACGTATCAGATAAATCATCCGTGTATTCTTTGAAGAAGTTGTAACCCAAGGCTTCACTTATTGTTGCGAGTTTGTCTGTATCAATACTTGTTTTATCAAGTATCCTATTCACATTTTGTTGGGGTACGCCTATTTTTCGACCAAACTCAGACTTTGACATACCAAGTTCATTGAGTTTCTGCTCAATGCTTAAACCGATGTTAACTCTTTCAATATTCATAAGCATTTTCGATTTAGATAAATCATTATATAGTTAATAATTCTTAATTCCGAACAGAAACCTACTCGTTTTTGATGTAGATAAATCTATTTTGATTACCTTTGCGGCATAAAGATACTAAAAAGTAATCAAAATAACGAATAAATGGAAATAAAACGACTTAAAACCGCTTCACTTTCCGATGCTTTGATGCAGATGTCGGTTGGTGAGACTCGCCTTGCTCCCGAAGGATATAGTAACAAGACCGTCATAAAGACCTGCTGTGAACTCAAAGAGAAAGGCTATGTGTTCAGCACAACAACGAAGACTGGAGAACAAGTAATAACCCGAATAAAGTAAACAACAATGAAAAAGTTAATCATCACATCAGCACTCCTTGTTGCAAGCCTCATCAGCTGCAACACCTCAACCCAATTGTCTAACGAAGAACTCGACCGTATTAGCTGGTCAGCCTTCTGCAAGGACTTCGGCTACAACGAAAAGGCCGATGCCAACAACGAGAAAGCCATCAACGATTATCTCGACGCTTGGCGCGGATCCGTTGCAGAAGAAGAGGCGTTCAACAAGTTGGGCATAAACCTCTACAACTAATGTCTAATAAGTTCTGCACCTCCTGCAAACAGTCCTTCAATGCTCTCAACGGCTGTTTCTGCATGTTCCTCAACCGTTACGTTGAGTACGCAAAGACACCACCATGTGCAACCACTAATAACAACAAAAAATGAACAAAGCATATTCTATCATCCGCGTTTGCATCCTACTTATCATCGGATGCGCAGGAACACTCTTCCTTTTCGGAGAGGAGCAAGACAACAGTTTCTTCGCGTACCTCTTCCACCTTATCCTCGACAAGGCCCTCGGTTTCCTGCTGCTTGCTCTCACCATCTTGCTCTTCAACAAGTGGCGCAAGCATGACTGGTTGCTTCAGTTCTTCGACAAGCTGTGCGATGAAGCCGACGAGACCCCAAACCCAATGAGCCGACAGGAGGGCGAACTATAATGGACTTCCTCAACTTCCCCGACAAGTGCGTACGCTACTCCACCTTCCTCAATGATGTGGCCGCAAAGGTGGTCCACATGATTAAGCAGGATGCCAACGATCCTGAGTTCATCAGCCAGAACAAAGCGTTTCAAATGTTCGGTCGTGGCAATGTGGAGCGGTGGCGCAAGCAGGGCAAAGTCCTTGCCCACAAGCGTCCGGGCAAAGTCGAATACCGTACAGCCGACCTGCGGCTATTGCAGAGGATACAACAAGACTACCTTGAAAAGTAGCCTCAACTGCCGCAGATAGAATGCTTAATCGGAAAGGGCATCCCGGCGCAACGGGAAACACAGAAGGCGTGTTACAGCCGAAGTACAAGGCTCAAATATGCTCACGGAGTGCATTAGTGCGGTTCGACTCCCACCTGCGGCTCACAGACAAACAAATAATATTCATCTTTTAATTTTTAACACTATGAGTAAGATAGAACTTACAGTTGATCAAATCAACGCAATGGAACCTACTGCGATTGTTCGCAATGACAATGTACGCGACAAGTTCATCCAGATTTACGAGGCAATGTGGACACCATCCACCGGAACATCAGGCGAAGCAGCCTACGAGCGCGAGGCACGCAACTTCAACCGTATGCTTTCTGAGAAAGAGGACGTGCGCAAGACGTGCACAAAGTTCTCGCTCTTCACAGCTTTCCTCGACGTGGCAATTTCCGGACTCACCCTCGACCCCGGCACCAAGGCGCAAGCCTACCTTCTCGCTCGCTCCGTCGCCGTTGACAGCTACTATGATAACGGACAGAAGAAAAACAAGTACGAGACACACTGCATGCTCAACGTGTCCGGATATGGCGAGCTGGTGCTTCGTGCACGCTGCGGCCAGATACGCCACGCCGACAACCCGGTTATCGTGTACGAAGAGGACAGCTTCGAGTATGGCGAACGCGACGGACAAAAATTCGTCAACTACACATGCCGTCTTCCACACACCACCGGTCGTATCGTTGCTTGCTTCATGAAGATCACACGCGCCGATGGTTCTGCCGACTATGCTGTCATGTTGCCAGAAGACTGGGCACGCCTCTCCAACTACTCCGCTCGTCATAACGGCAAGTACAATTATCAGACCAAGGCGTGGGAGAATGGCAAACCCAATGCACTCTACAAAGCACAAGGCGGACAGATTGACCCCGGCTTCCTCGTTGCCAAGTGCATTAAGCACGCCTTCAAGACCTATCCGAAGGCACGTGTCGGTCGTGCTACGCAGTTAGAGTCACAGCAGGTTGACGAGACAGAAATCACTGACGCCATCTACGGCGTTACCGGTGATGGCGAGAAGGTTGACACCTCCACTGGCGAGATTATCCAAGAGAAGCAGGACTTCGCACCTCAGACCGACACGTCTGCAGGAGTAACCGTTGACCCTGCCGCCAACGACGACGATGATACATTCTAACCCTATAATACTTACAACAATGAGCGAACAGACAACAGACCTCACCATCGTACGCAAAGAGAACGTACAGATGATAGCGCAATCCGCGCCACAGATATACAAGGACAACACAACCTCGTCCGAGCGTTGCACCGAGTACGGTCAGAAACTCCTTGCACAAATCAAGGCCAACGGCATGAACGACGAACTGGATATGCAGTGTGCCAACTACATCAACAAGGCTCGCAACACGGTGAAGAAGATGAACACCAACCGTTCAGCCATCACCAAGATATTCGACCAGATACGTTCCGAGTTCACCGGCATGGAAAATTCTGTCGATCCTAACAAGACCGGTTCTATCCCTTATCAAATCCAGCAGGAGCGCAATGCCTATGCAGCCCGAAAGCGTGAAGAGGAAGAACGCCGCCGCCGTGAAGAGATTATCCGTCAGCAGCGCGAACAGGCTCTCAGCCGCTACAAGCAGGACGTGGAGGACGACTTCAAGCGTCAGTTCAATGTATATACGACCAATGCCACAAACGAGCTGACAAAGCTCAATAGCGGTCTGACCCTCGAAAACTACGAAGCACAGTGCAAGACTATCCGTGAATATCTCGTCACGCTTCCGGCTGACTATGGAAACACGCTGAACTCTACAGTCCTTATCCCGACTGAAATTGCCGACATGAGAGACCAGCTGCCGGGCATTCGTTCTTCCATCCTTTCCAAGCTCATGCAACAGTTCCGTGAGCAGTTTCAGTTCGAGGTGGCCGAATATCGTGACTCCATCATCGACATGATGCCATCAAAGAAAGCAGAACTGGAACGTATGCAGAAAGCCAACGAGGAAGAGAAGGCACGCATGGCTGCTGAACTGAAAGCACGTGAGCAAGCCGAAGCCGCACGTATCGAGGCTGAGCGCAAGCGCAAGGAGGAAGAGGAAGCAGCCAAGAAGAAGATGCAAGCCGAGGCTTCCGAGATTGGCAACCTATTCGGTCAGCAAGCGGTTGTTTCTCCGGCTGGCTACCAACCGAAGACCTCTGTCAAGAAGCGTATTCACTTCCACGACGCACAGGGCGTTCTCGCTGCCGTATCTATGTGGTGGTCCAAGGAGGGACAGTTTATGTCGGTCGAAGACCTCGCCAAGATATTCAAGAAGCAGATCACGTTCTGCGAGAAGGTGGCTAACGACAAGGACCACCCGGAGTTTATCAGTTCAACATCAGTTTCCTATGATGAGGAAGTAAAAGCTAAATAAACAGTTATGTACGAGAGTGGTTATTATCCTGCCGGTGCGGAGTCTGACCCACGCGCACCTTGGAATGAACGAGAGCCTACGATGGTCGAATGTGCTGCATGTGGCGGCAAGGGCTATCATTGGTACGCCTACGACTTTGAGGCAGACTACGAAACAGAATGTTCCGAAGAAACATGGAATATGCTTCCCGAAACGGAAGAAGAGGCTATTGCCCAGCACAAGTACTGTATCAAGGGCAAAAAGGAAACCTGCGAGGTGTGCGACGGTGAGGGCGAAGTTGAATATGAACCTGATTACGACGATTATGACGAAGATTAACAACCCGGACGAATACTATCAGAGAAGTGAGGTCAGCAATTCTGACCTCACCGAACTGAAGAACCTGCTGCACCCTCACATGCAGTTCGGTGACAAAGAGGCTGCTTTCCGCTTCGGGTCTATCGTCGATGCCATCATCACCGAACCCTCGCGTGTTGACTTCCTGCACATGACCATCGACGGCGAACAATGTTCAGAGGAGGAGTTCCTCCACGCTCGCGAAATGCAGCGTGCACTGCGTGCAGAAGCACGACGAGACCCATTTCTCGCTAAGGTGCTCGAACATGCCGATACACAACGCTTCATGGTCAACAAGCAGCAGGAGTTCAGCAATGGGGGATTTACCTTCCATCTGGACACACGCTGCAAATGGGACTGGTGGTTGCCAATGGCCAACTTCGGCGGCGATCTGAAAACGACATTCGCCTCAACACAAGCGGAGTTCGACAATGCTGTAGATTTCTTCGATTGGGACCGTAGCAGGGCATGGTACATGGACATCGCCCATTCCGACCGCGACTTCATCTACGCAATCAGCAAAAAGAACTGCAACATTTTCAAGAAGTTCATCAACCGTGGCGACGACATCTACAATCGCGGACGCGAGAAGTACGAAGAACTTGCCTTCCAATATTGGGCTTTCAACCTTATGTAACAGACAAAGTATGAAAAAGAAATTATCACAGACAGCACAAATCCAGCTGCTCAAACGCCTCAGACGTATGTGTCCGTTCGCTGTGTTCTCTGGCTCTTACGGATATACATGCGGTGGCATGGTTGGGGGGGTACGTTCTTCTTCAGGCATGGCCGCTCGCTCAAAGGAATCTCGCCATTGCATGCTCTCATGCGCCGATTTGCGCAAGCAAGCATACATACATGGCTACGACATAACGATATCAAAACACACAATCAATGCGTATGGCTGAAACTCTGAAACATAACCTTCGCGTCGAGCCTTACGACTATCAGAAGGAGGGCATACTTGCCGGGCTGCGCTGGCACCGATTTCTAATCGGCGATGAGCCGGGCTTGGGAAAGACGCTGCAAAGCATCGGTGTCGTTGACTGTGCCAATGCTTACCCTTGCCTTGTGGTCTGTCCGTCCTCGCTCAAAATCAACTGGCAGCGCGAGTTCGAGAAATTCACCAACAAAAAAGCCCTTGTGCTCGACAATTCCGTGCTTACCACATGGCCTTATCTTCTCCGGATGGGCATGCAGCAGGTGGCGGTCGTCAACTACGAGTCTCTGCGCAAATACTTCGTGTGGGACATCAAGGGAGGCTCACGTGGTGGGTTCCGGCTGAAAGATGTGGTTTTTACGCCCGACATCAAACTGTTTCGCTCTATCATAATAGACGAGAGCCACCGCGTGAAAGACCCATCAGCACAGCAGACCATCTTCGCGCGTGGCATTGCTGAGGGCAAGGAGTATCGCATATTGCTGTCTGGTACGCCAGTTGTCAATCGTCCTGCCGACCTCATAGCGCAGCTCTCCATAATGGGACGCTTGTCTGAGTTTGGCGGACGCGCCAAGTTCCTTGCCGAGTATGGCGGTGGCGAGATAAGCAAGGAGAGACGAGGTAAAGACGAAGACGACGCACTGCGCAACCTCGACCGGCTCTCTGCAGAACTCTATGCACGCTGCATGATCCGTCGCGAAAAGGCCAAAGTACTCACCCAACTACCAGACAAGACGCGCACCGACCTTATCGTTGACATCAGCAACCGCGACGAGTATATGCTTGCAGAAGCCGACCTTGCAGAATACCTGCGCACATATACCGAGTGCGACGACATCGACATACGACGCAAGATGCGCATGGAGGCTCTTGTTAAGTTCATGACGCTGCGCTCGCTCTCTGCCAAAGGCAAGGTGAAACAAGCCATCGACTTCACGCGCACATTCCTCGCCAACGGAAAGCCACTCATTCTCTTCTGCTCTCTGCATGAGATTGTGGACGAGATAAAAAAGGCGTTTCCAAAGGCGGTATCTGTTACCGGGCGCAACTCCATGATGATGAAACAAGCTGCCGTCGATGCGTTCCAGTCCGGGAAAGCACAGCTAATTGTCTGCTCCATAAAAGCAGCTGGCGTAGGTCTCACACTCACGGCCTCGTCTAACGTGGCTTTCGTTGAGTTCCCATGGACTTATGCCGACTGCTGTCAATGCGAAGACCGCGCACACCGTATAGGACAAAAGGACAACGTGACGTGCTACTACCTCCTTGGCCGTGGAACCATCGACCGCACCCTCTATGCCATCATCCACAAGAAGAAGTCAATCGCCAACCAGATAATGGCTACCGACGACGACATTCCACAGGATGAAATGTACTTTGACCAGCTTACGTCACTCTTCCTCAATCCGGACGACGATGGCTGACCTATGTAAGACCGACCTGCAGCGCATTATCAAGTATCTCGATGATGCGGCCGCTCTCTACGATAAACAGCACGGTCTGCGCAATTCATGCCGTGCATGGTGTATTAGACAACTCACCCAAAAATTAAAAAAGAAAATAAAATGAGACAGGTTATAAGCCAAAATCTAACCGGGCGTTACGCCATCATCAAGATCTTCCCATTCATCCATGCGCTGAAGGTGGAGGTAAGCGAAAAATTCATCGACGAACAGAAGAATGAATTGACAGAGTGCCGGTGGCGACTCGCAACAGACAAAGACGTTCTCGACCTGCGCATACCTATGACAGGCGAAAACAATATAGCAAAAACATTATAAACTCAATTTTATCTATCATGACAAAGAATGAATTGGCACGTGAGGTATCAGTATCAGAGAAACTGCACCTCTCAACAACAGTGAAAGCCATCGACGGCACACTCAGAGTTATCAAGGAAGCACTCGCCAAGGGTGAAGTGGTTGTTATCCGTGGCTTCGGCACCTTCACCCCGGTTGAGGTAGCCGAGCGCACAGCACGCAACTTCAAGTCCGGCAAGCCTCTGGTTATCCCGGCCCACACGTCTGTCAAGCTCCGTGCAAGCAAGGAACTGGTAAAGGCGATCAACGAAGGAAAGGAGGCCACACTATGATGCTATATGAATGTGGTGTCCGTTACGAGCGGACTATGGCGAATGGAATGTCTAAGAAAGTCACAGAGTTGTACCTTGTCGATGCTTGCTCGTTTGCCGAAGCAGAGGGACGCATCACAAAGGAAATGGAGCCGTACATTTCGGGCGACTTCGATGTGGTCACTATCAAGCGCACCAACTACTCAGAGATTGTCGAGAATGGTGCTGACTCTGCCGACAAGTGGTTCAAGGCAAAGTTGATGTTCGTAACCTATGACGAGAAAACAGCCAAGGAAAAGAAAAAGGCGGTTTACTTCATTGTAAAGGCTTCCGACATCAACAATGCCCACACGGTGGTTGTTCAACACATGGAAACCTCATTCGTTGACTACGAGATTGCCACGCTTGACGAAACTAAAATAATGGACCTGTTCCGCTACAAAGTTAATACCACAAGCAGCAATGGCTAAGTTTTCATCCTTTGCCTTCCAAGGTCGGAATAAGTACGGCAACAAGCGCGTAGGCTCACACGCATCCAAAAAGGAGCACTACCGAGCTGCTGAATTGAAGATCATGCAGCGTGCCGGACTTATCTCCGACCTTCGGGAGCAGGTGCCATACCTGTTGATACCTGCACAATACGGCGAGTGTGGCAAAGATTTCAAAAAACGTCCTACACGTGTCCTTCTCGAACGTCCTTGCTCTTATGTAGCCGATTTCGTTTATACCGACAAGGCTACCGGGCAGACCGTCGTGGAAGACACAAAGGGAGTCAGAACAAAGGAATATATCATCAAGCGGAAACTCATGCTGCATGTGCATGGCATCCGCATTAAAGAGGTTTGATTTATATGGCACGAGACAGTTTTATATTCTATCGCAGTTTCCTTGAGGCTATCAAGTGTATGCCCTCCGAGGTACAGGCCGAGATATACCCGGCTATCGTGGAGTATGCCCTTAACGGAAAGGAGCCTAAAGGACTATCCGACATTGCCAAGGGTGTCTTCATCCTTATCAAGCCAGTGATGGATGCCAACAACGCACGCTCTGATGGCGGCAAGAAGGGCAAGAAATTCGGCAAACTTGGCGGTCGCCCTGCTAAGGATAGAGCTGTCTCGTCTGCCATTTCTGACAAGCCCAACGTCACGCCCGGCTACACGCTCACGCTGGAACAGGAGATTGAAGAAATGCGTGCCGATCGTTCTTGGAACGAACCGGTATGTATGCAGTTCCACATACGCGAGGACGAGCTTGGCAAACGCCTCGACTCCTTCCTCAACCACTGCCGTTGCGAGTATGATGGAAAACCTCACGACAATATCAATGATGCCAAACGTCACTTCTGTTCGTGGATGCGCAAGGCGTACACCTCACATGCCGAGCCGGAAGACGCACAAGAGCTGCCACCTCCGTCATACGAGTTCAATGGCGGCTTCGGTGGGCAAGATGTCTAACCTTTAATGTCTGAGACTATGGCTCAATATCCACAATGCCTAATCGCTGAACTTGCCAAGTATGGCCGTCAGCCTACCGGCAACAAAGACTGGGACGCTGCCGTCCTTTCCGTTCTTCGCAAGAACGAACGCGAGAAGGATGCACCGTGGCTCACCCTGCACCAATGCGCACTCAACCTACGGCGAGAGAGCGAAAAGGCGAGAGCACAGACGTACAACCTTGCCGACCCTAACGTATATAGTGCACACTCCAGCTTCCTTGTCTATATCGCCAACTCTGTTGTGCTGGCTCCTCAACGCCGCAAGTTCATCGTTGACGACGACAACAAGCAGGTGCTGCGCTTCCTCTTGCTCTACTTCAACAACTGCCCTCTGGCTGAAGAAGTGTTCCCCGAACGTGGCTACAAGCTACACAAGAACCTCCTTATACAGGGCGGCGTAGGTGTTGGCAAAACGCTCCTCATGCAGATATTCAGCGAATATCTACGGCGCACTAAGAACCCTCGCTTCTTTCACAACGTGTCGGTCACACAGATGGTCAACTATTACACCATCCACAACAACCTCGACCGCTTCACTTACTTTGAGGAGGAAAGCAAGGGCTTCCAGTGCAAACCCGAAAATGTGTGCCTCAACGACATCGGCATACAGGACCGCACGTTCTTTGGCATGGACACCGGGTTGCTCACCGATGAGTTCCTTCACGCTCGCAATGAGATTTGGACACAGTTCGGCAAGTTCGCCCACCTGACTACAAACCTTGACAACAAGGAACTTGAAAAGCGGTTCAAGCGCAATGACGGCTACGGCCGACTTGTGGATCGCTTCAAAACATACAACGTAATTCCATTACCCGGAAAAAGTAGAAGATAAATTATGGAAACAATTGAGATTAAATCAATGACGAGCATTGAAGATGCTGTCAAATTAGTATTACACACCGCCAAACTATCAGGAAGTCGTGTAGTCGCAGAGTTTAACGGTTTCATTCTCGACTCAAAGAATAGCTATGACAAGAACCTTGATTTATACTGGGCTTACATGGGACGAGCTGACCGTAACGTAAACTGGGAACAACGCCGCTACGAGATAGCAAAGACCATGCTCCCTGCCATCTACACCGACGATGGCAATGCGGCAAGAGCTGACCACTCGCCAATCAACGGCTTTGAGTACAAGACCCTCGAAGGCTGCTGCCGTGAAGCTATACGCTTCGCAGATACACTTATCAAAGAGCTAAAAAAGAGTGAACAATAATATGAAGAAAAAAGTATTGAAGCTAACCCTCGAAAAAACGTGGTACGACCTCATCCTGCTTGGTGTCAAGCAAGAAGAATACCGCGAAATCAAGGAGTATTGGTTAAAGCGCCTGTTCGATGTCCAATGATAGCAAAGTTCGTCTTTGGCAACGTTGGATTGACACCAAAGGATTTTACGCATGTCCAATTTCGTCTCGGCTATAAAAAGAACGCTCCAACCATGGAGTTCAAGATAACCGATATAGACATAAACAGAGGAGACAATAGAATGGGAGCACCCATAGATCAAGACGTAATTATAATCAAGTTCAAATAACAAGCAGTATGAACGACGACATCATCATTATAGAACGTTTCTCCAAGAAACGATATGAGACATACAAGGCTAAAGGCATACCATTCCATGTAGTTAACGGTAAAGGCCGTCTTTGTGAAGTCAAGGCCTTCGACTGCGGAGAAAAGAAAGACCAAGCATTCGTAGAAGCCACCTTTGAATGGAACGGTGAGAACCGTATCAATTCTTACTATGCCAACCAAAAGAACGGCTGCACTCAATACCGCGAGCAGGACGGAAAACTGTTCATCCTTCGTGGTCCATGGTTCAATCATAACGACCTTGTAGTACAAACAAGAGACGGAATTGCAGGACGAGAAATCTTCTTCTGGCATGGAATAAGACCAAAGGACAACATGTTCCTTGCCAATTGGGGAGCTTATTCGCCTTATGATGATTTGCACGACTCCGATTTTTCCCAGTGCACATTAGGCTGCAATTTAAGAAACACTCATCCGAGTGACCAAGTACGCAATTATCACTTCCGCCTCGCAACAGATAAGGATATTGCCGACTATCGCAATGCGCTTCGCGACCATCGTATCACATGGGAAGACAGCGGACGCTTCTATCACTATCCTCATGTAGGCGACCACTACTACGAGATTTTCTTCAACCATGGAGTAGCCGACTTCCGAGAGTGTGTTTTGGAGAGTGAAGACTCACGCCCAGAAATATCACGCCTCATAATGGAATGCGACCTGACTGTACATCTTGAACTAAGAGAGAAACGTGTTAGACAACGCGTAGATGAAATTAACAAAGCCCTTGGGCTTAAAAAATAACAAAACAATATGAAAAGAAGAATTGCACGAAAAATCGACAACTACAAGGTAATGCCTCAACGCCTTACCAACAAGGCCATGTACCTCTACCTTCGCATCCGCGAACACTGGAGCCTGTCAATAAGAGGCAAGAACTACAGCACCTGCTACGTCATGGACAACTGGGGACGTGTCCTCATCTACTCACGCTCCTATCCCGGAGGGCGCGTCGAACACGGACACGGCTACGATGCGTGGCACGATGAATTCGGCAGGCTGTATCCAATCCGTAACCCTAAACGCAAAAGAAAGGCAAGACGATGATAACAGCTATATGGACAACTGTCCTTCTCGTCGCTTTCTTTCTCCTGCTCGCTTGGCAATTAGGCAAAGACAAAGGCAAAGAGCAGGGCTACTTCGAGGGTTACAAGAAAGGATTTAGCGATGCTAAGTTCTTATCAAAGATGGAACACGAAAGGTAGCATCAATTAGAAACGATGATCAACAAAAACACTTTCATCAAATGTGAAGTGTGTTTGAAACGTCATGGTAAACATAAAACAACAAAACAATGATGGAACAGTTAAATAACATAACTCTGCACTTTGGAGACTGCATGGACATGTTGAAGAACATGCCAGATAAGTCTTTCGACCTTGCAATTGTTGACCCTCCATATTTTTCAGGACCCGAACGCCGTCAGTTCTATGGTTGTAAGGTAAGCAAAATTGGAGTGAAGAGATTGTATGAGAAAAGTGAGAAATGGGAAGTTCCAACCGCAGAATACTTTGATGAACTGCAAAGGGTGTCAAAATATTACATTGTATGGGGATGCAACTACTTCAACTATATTTTTGCACCGGGCAGGATTGTATGGGATAAGTGTAACGGCTCATCATCATTTTCTGATTGCGAGATTGCAGCTACAAATCTATTCACAAGCGTTAGACTATTTCCTTTTATGTGGAATGGTATGATGCAAGGGAAAAGTGTGAATGAAGGACGTATTATGCAGGGAAATAAGAAACTGAATGAAAAGAGAATACACCCAACTCAGAAGCCTGTAGCTCTTTATACATGGCTACTTACGAAATTTGCAAAAGAAAAATGGCGTATTCTTGACACACATCTTGGTAGCGGAAGCATTGCCATTGCTTGTGAAAATTTTGGTTGTTCTCTATTGGGAATAGAAAAAGATGAACACTATTACCATGCGGCCAGAGAACGCATAATACACTATCAACATCAGCAACATGCGCCATCCCAAACGCAGGGCTAACATGCTCTACAAGCTACGTAGGAGAGGTATTCGCTGCAACACCAAGGAGCGGTGCATATACCTCCCCTACAATGAGGATCCAAAGCACTACCCACAAATACCAAGGTTGTGCCGGGAGTTTCACTTCTACGTTCAATTCATCATCACATGATGGATTGAACGTTCCTCTAAACTTAAAACCATCTTTCATCAACAACCCTATATCTTTGCATTATGATTAAACTCTTGGAACGAACACGCCGCCCCGACATAACATTCTCCCGTAATGGCCGCATTTCCATTACGGCAAGAGTCGTGCGGCTACTCTCGCTCCAGCCGGGCGACAGTATCAACGTAGCCTTCCACCTTGGCGAGTGCTACCTGCTTGCTGTCCGGCACCAAAATGCAATAGGACGGCATGTCGCACAGTGTCACCCGACAAAGAAAGGTTCCAACAACTACTGTGCGTCTTCTGTCCTTCTCGCACGGCTCATGCTCGACAACTGCGGCATAAAAGAGCAGCGTGCCTCATTCATGATAGGCCAAGCAGAGAAACGCGACGGCGAAACAGTTTTACCAATAATATTTAAGCATCCGTTATGAACCAAGAAATAAAATATAGTGGCTTCTCCGCTGTGCCGTCCGACTACGAATGTTCCGACGGTTCTCTTGCCGTGTCCATCAATCTGCTGCCAGAAGACGGTGCCTTGAAGCCTATCCTCGCGCCATCAGAAGTTATGCAGCTTCAAGATGGTGAGATCGTCAAGTTTATACACAAGACTTCCTCGTTCACGCATTACATCATATATTCTGAGAAGAGTGGGAAAATAGCCTCAATAGACAAGGACACAACAGAACGCATAGAGGTCGTCGGCTCACTATATAGTGTTTCTCATTTCAATGCTGTAGGTAATACATTGCTCGTCTTTACGTCCGGCAGCTTCTACTATTACTTGTGGAAGTCTGGCAAATACGTCAAACTGGGCGACCATATCCCGGATGTTGAAGTGTCGTTCGGTCTTGTCGGCCATCCTCGTTTGTTCAGTCTTTCCGATGATAGCAAGAGTACGTTCACCATTTACTTTGATGGTATTTCCGAGGGAGCACTCTACAACGAGTTCACAGAAAACAACAAGACTCGTATCACAGAACAGATAATGGCGAAAGTCAACAAGTTCGTTGCTCAGGAGACTGTCAACAAAGGACGGTTCTGCTTTCCGTTCTTTGTCCGTTATGCCTTGCGTCTATACGACGGTTCACTTGTTTATCATTCCGCACCCATTCTCATGAACCCATCTACTAAGGCAGCTCCCATTGTATGGTGGAACAGGGCAAAGGGAAAGAATAGCTATACAGAGGCTGTCTGTGACATCATGCTTATGGCCGCATCGCTCGACTATAAGGTTGTACGGAATGACGACTCGTACGATCTTAATGACTGGTCCGACATTATCAAGAGTATTGATGTGTTCATATCCAAGCCTATATACACATACGACCAAGAAGGAAAGATTTCTTCCATGTCAGATGTTGACAACTACAATACAAAGTTTATTGGCCGTCTGTATGCCGACAATAAGGACACCGTAACATCGACAAAGGCAGAAGACAAAATACTCGGGCAGTTCTCTTCTAAGGAATTTCTTGACTACTACTGTGAGTGGGAGTATTCTAAGATCTACGCTATGTACTATTCGTCTTACCGCTCTTATCCTTCTACGGCTTTCCACATGCCGGAGTTCACTGAAGGAAAGGTGTCAGAGTCTATCAAGAACACTTCAACGTTTTACAAGTTGTGTTCACTTGAAATTGCAGATGCCATTGCCGACAACAAGCGAAAGGACATTATCGTTGATGATGAATATCTACAGTCTCTTGTTACGCGCGAGGTTATGACCGATGACTATCTGACGCATGACCAGCTGCATGCTGATTACTCATTCGTCTATAATAGTCGCCTCAACTTGTCCGGACTCAAACGCAAGCCATTCACCGGCTATTTGGCCCAGTCTATGTTCGCATATTGCAATGGACGTTACAACTGGCAACCAAACGGTTCCACACTAAACATATCAATGGCGGCATTCTCTACTGATGATTATTCCATTATGGTTTACATCAAAGAAAACGGACAGGAATATGCTGTGGCTTCCGACGAACGTTTTTATGGAATGGGTTTGCAGTTATTCTGTAGCTCAGAAATGGTATCTACCAGCGGTTCAACGCAAACGACGGAAAAGAGTAAGCATTCGTGGGGGTGTTATGTTTTCTACCCAAACCCGAATGCCTACAAAATGGTTATCTATAATTTCAGTGCTGCATGTTATGCCATCGACCTCAAACAGCATGAGTTCCTGAATGGTGCCTTTGCAGTCCTCGACTACGAGCTGGTACGTGAAAAGAACTTCACTTCGCTGCCGTCTGTCTATCCGTCACACGAAGACAACAACTTCCCCATTGAGATTGCCAACAAAATCTACACTTCCGAGGTCAACAACCCCTTCTATTTCCCGGTACTTGGCATCAACACCGTTGGCACGGGAGAGATTAAGGGCATCTGTTCTGCAGCAAAGGCTCTCTCAGAAGGACAGTTCGGACAGTTCCCTCTCTATGCCTTCACCTCTGAGGGTGTATGGGCGTTAGAGGTTTCGTCTACTGGCACCTATTCTGCCAAGCAGCCCATCACGCGCGACGTGTGCATCAATCCTGACGGCATCACACAGCTTGACTCCGCTGTTCTCTTCCCAACAGACCGCGGTATAATGCTGATCAGCGGCTCGCAGACACAGTGCATATCCGAAGCCATCAACTCCGAATATCCGTTCGATGCGCTCCAGCTTCCCGGGTTCGACAAGCTGCACACCATACTCGGACATGAACCTGCAACAGACAAGTGTCTGCCCACGCTGCCGTTCACCAAGTTCTTGAAGCAGTGCCGGATGCTATACGACTATGTTCATCAGCGCGTCATTGTCTATGCGCCCGGTATCACCTACGCCTATGTATTCTCGCTGAAGACAAATCAATGGGGAATGATGTTCTCTAACATCGTCTCACACCTCAATTCATATCCGGATGCACTGGCCATGGACACAAAAAATGCAGTACTCAACTTCTCTGTCCCAATAACGGATACCGTCAAATGCCTGTACGTCACACGCCCTCTCAAACTTGAAGCGGCAAACGTATTGAAGACTGTCGCCAGTGTCATACAGCGTGGACTGTTCCGCAAAGGAAACGTATCCACGGCCCTCTACGGTTCGCGCGACTTGCAGAACTGGCACCTTGTATGGTCAAGTAAAGACCATTACCTACAGGGCTTCCGTGGCTCTCCTTACAAGTATTTCCGAATTGCCGGTGTAGCCACACTCTCACCAGATGAAAACATCTACGGCGCGTCAGTCGAGTTCACACCTCGACAAACCAACAAGCCGAGATAAAGAAGATATTATTAGGTTTAGTTATTTATTAAGGTTAGATTGTTTTAGATAACAAAAGAGCCGGGATGCGTGATGCACCTCGGCTCTTGTCTTTATTATCCTAACCAATGTTGCCTGATACGCTTCCTCTCCATTCTTGAATGGATGGACGTGCGTATTTCTTGTTCTGCCTCAGCAGCCTTGGCAAGCCACGTCTCCGATTTCGACGGATTAGTTATGCTTAGCCAGTCGGCCACGCCTCGGCACACAAGGTATTCATGTATCAGCCTTTCCACATAGGTCAGCGTGGTTTGCGAAATAGTGTTGGGCACACTCATGTTTATATGATATTGCTCCCTCTCCTTTAGCTTATCGTCAAACTCTGTCTTGACGATTTCCTTCTTTGACCAAGGGTAAAGCATTTCCCGGCACATGGAGATACCCAAATCCAGCACTCTTGTCACCCGGTCCACATTGCCCTCCTCGCCAACGTCAGCCACCATGTGCTTGGCGTGCTCGGTTTCCGGGGCCATTACATGGCTCTCCACATAGGCATTGTTCTTGATGTCATAGAGCAGCTGTTCTCGCTCGAAGGTAAGCTTTACCTTTAGCTTCGCTCCCTCATTCTCTATGCAGCAGCTCATAAGCGTTCCTCCTTAGTCTGTTGGACGCTTCGGGCGGCTACGCTTGCTCACTGCCTGTTGGATGCTCAGCAAACTTCTCTGTGCAAGGGCGATGTACTGTTCAGCGTCTGCCTTGTTTGTCACCATGTACCACTCGGCGATGGCAGAGTTCTTCAGGTAGTCGTGGATAGCCTCGCCTACACCGGTGGTTGCAGCCTCGTTGAAGTTGCTCGGCATTGTGAGGTTAAGCGTCAGGTCTGTGCTGCCGTCATAGTGGCTGTTGTCTGTGGTTGTGCCGTCCTCGTTGAGATAGTCTGACAATTCTGTCTTCACCTCGGCAAAGCCTTTCTTGATAGAGCGAAGTATCTTCTCGCGGTTTTCTTCGTCCTCAGAGGCAAACATGCTCGCCACCTCCTTGTGGTTGTCCTTGTTCTGGATAGTACGGCCACGCAAGAAGGTCTCGTTCATGATGTCGAAGAGAAGCCACGAAATTTTGATGGTTGCCGTCACGCTCTTCTTGGCACCTAATGTCTTTTCTTGTCCTTCCATGTCAATAAAATATTATTTGTTAGTCACTCGGACGGGTCGGTCTCTTGCGGCTGTATAGCAGACGTTCCGCACCGTCCATCATTTCTCCGGCTTGGTTGAAGTAGTCAGCGGCTTCGCCCTTGTTGGCCAGTTTGAACCACTGGGCGATGATTGAGGCAATGAAGAAGTTGCGAAGGGCCGACTGTACGTTGTCCTTCATCCCTTTGTCAAACGACTTGCTCACCTCCAGCACGGCTTCGTAGCCTGTCCTCGTCGCAAGCGACGGAACAACGATGCTCTGTGCCTCCACATCTTTAGGTTGTTGTATGGGTGGAATAGGAGTTATCGTTACAAGTATCTGCTTCGTAGCTCCGCTCACGATCATCTCTTTCAGCCTCTCATTGGTGGCAAGCACCGACTCCTCCCAAAACCTGCCGAGGTCTGAAAGATCGCTGTCCGTGGCGAGGATGCGGTCTCGCGCTCCATCGTCGCCGTCTATCAGCTTCGCGCCTGTGTAGTCGGTAGCCTTTGCCACCTCTTCATACACGTCGTCCTTGAATATCTGTACGGTGATTGTCTCCATGTCAGAATGAGATTAGTGAATACGTTAGTCCGATGCCTATATATGGCTGCATACCTTGTTTGCCGAAGCCGTAACCTGCCGTCACACCGATATGCCATTTCTTAGGAGGCTGCTTAATCTTGCGCGTTACATACTCATGCTTGGGATATACATAGATGCTGTCAAGCTGCACGTCATATCCGCTCACCCATGCCGTGTAGTCACTGCTTTTATACATCTTTTGGATGATGGGGATAGTAACCTCCGCACTGTCACGCACATCTGCCGCATCGTTTTGTGTACAGCTTTCTGCCGGTTGTGTGTCCGCACGGATAGATGGCTGCGCCTTGTCACTCTTGGGAAGGGTCACGGTCTTGTACGTCAACACCAAACTGTCCTTGGGTACTGGCTTATAGTAAGGTATGGTGTCAATCACAGTGTCACGCACCACATCTGCAGGTTCATGATCTTTGCTGTAGCCTCCGCAATGCACGATGCCAACCAAACAGACGATGCCAACAACCACACCTAACATTGCCCACAAAAAGCCTAAAATCTTTTTATCCATAATAGTCTTTGATAAATTCAACAATAGCGTTCACATGCACGGCTGTCACCTTCTCCTTGCCTTCCTCACTCAACAACAGGTCAACGTCTTCTTCGTTGTCTTGGAAAAGGTTCTCCGTCAACACTGCAGGGCAGTTCGTGTCTCTACAGATAGCAAGGTTCTGGGCGATGTACTTGGCATAGGGCACACAACGGTTGCCTTTCAGTCCTTGAAGTATTGCTTCGTTCCAAAGATACTGCGCCAAAGCCTTGCTCTTTGCGGATGCGTTCATGCCTACATGGGCAGAAAAGCCTCGCGCCTCATGCCATTTGCCGTCTCCTCCTGCTGCATTGTTGTGGATCGAGATAAGCAGTACGTTCTTGGTGCCTACTTTCTTGCAGATGTCGTTCACACGCTTGCAGCGTACAGACAGTGCAACGTCCTGCTCCTCTTCCACAACACGCTCTGCATTGTAGCCCATGCCGCGAAGCTCGGTCATAACTCGGGTTGCAATCTCTCTTGCATAGGCATATTCACGCAAACGACCATCAGGCGATTGCTTGCCTTTAGTGTTCACCCCATGCCCATTGTCGATTAGAATTTTAATCATAATATATAATTTGCTTAGAAAGTTGTAGAAATCTGTATATAATTTTACGCAAAAGTTGTATTTATGCGTTCAACCTTTGGTAAAAGTCTGTCTTGATATTATCATACGCAAGTTTAATGTTAGTATAAGCACGAGCATTGTTTGCGCCATCTTCATTATAAATCTCACCTTCAACAATCTTCGCCACGTCCTCCACCCATTCCGAACTGCAAAACTCTGAAATGGATTTACCTCGATATGTGAAAGAGTCGAAGCGCGAGTTGCGGTCGTTGTGTATAACGAGCAACGACTTGCGTATCTTCGCTGCTGTCGCTTCGTGGTCTATGATGTGGTTCTCTTCTCTTACACGCTTGATAAGTCGGCACACCTGCTCAATGCTGAGGTCGAAAGCAAAACCTGTAAGGTTGCGGATGCGTAACAATGTCTCCGGGCGAAGACCCTCTGATATGTCTTGCAGCATGTCGTTCTGCTTACGTGTCTCTTCGGCAAGGTTGTGCATACTGTCCTTCTGGTCTTGCATCATCTGTTCGATGATGCTCTTGAACCAACGGAAGAGGGCCACCATCATAGCTGCGGAAAGGAGAAGGAATAAGGCTGCTGTTATTGCCATCATGCCATAGTCGCTAATACCTTTAGCCACCTGCGTAATTTGACTTACATCGTTCATTTCCCTGTCAGTGTTACTCTTATCAATCGTCCTACAACTACTCCGGCCATCGTACAACCGAAGTCAACCCAATCCCATTTGCCGCCATACAACTTGTCTTTAAGTTCCAAGGCTCCAGCTACACCAGCTCCGGCATACAGCGCACAGTAGGTATCATCAGCTCCCAATCCGATGAGAACGCCGCCTACGATATGTCTGCCGCGGTTACTGGATTTTAACCATGTAATAATCTTTTTCATTGCCATTATGATTTTATGTTCTTGGCAAATTTAGCGACTTAACCGGTGAACGTCGTTTTAACTATTGTAGCACAAAAAAAGAGGAGCAAGATTTCTCCTGTTCCTCTTATTGATAATGTTGTGATTACATGTCAAACACATCCCAATCTACATTGTCCTTCTCCTTCCATCCGTTCCTGATGGTTTCAAGAATGAAACATGCAGCGGCCTCGCTGAACTTCTTGAACTCGTCTCGCGTCTGGAAGGTATGATAGATTGGTGTAGCGTCAGCTTTCTCGTTGAGCTTCAACGTAAGTGGGAATGTAACACTTTCGTTGTTCTCAATAGAGGCAAAGTTACGCTGCTTCTCGTCTGTGAGCCAAACCTTGATGCCCTCATACTCAAACTGATTAACAATCTTGTCTTTGGTCTCTGCGTCTATCGTAGCCCAAACAAGTTTCTTTATCTCGTCAAGCGTGGGCTTGTGCGTGAACGTATGGCGGTATTCGTATGTACCGCTCTCTGTTTCATACAGACCGAAATAGAGCAGCCATTTATTCTTGCCTACTCGTTGCAGTCCGTCCTGACGTTTGGTTGTGCCGTATATCTTTTCCATTGTCGCTATGATTTTGTTGAGGCAAAGATATAGTATGCAGCCCAATTCACGCTTTTATCTTTAGTGAGTCGCTTTAGGTGAAGTTATACTTTCGCTTGCTGCCGTCAAACAGTTCACATTTGATAATGCTCTCAAACGGAAAGCCGTCCTCAATGTCGCTAATCTGATCGAGTATGCCCTTCATTTCCTGCGAGGCGGTGAAGAACTTACCCCATTCCTTTGTTGCCGGATTACGGAACGATACAAGATAACGGTCTTCACCTTCTTTTGTGTCGATACCAACTTCAAAATCGTGGATTTCAATAGGGATGTTCACGATGTCACCCAAGCGTGTCACCTTACCCGGAAAACGCTTCTTTCCGTCTGCTGGCTTATAGGTCACGCCCATTTCTGAAAATTTCTTCATGTTTTTACCTGTTAATATATAATATAAATGCTGGCAGTCCGCATGACATGCCATTCCTTTGAACGAGCCTATAATTTGTTGCCTTCGCTTTCTCGACTTTATCTTGGCGAGTTTCCTCGCAGCGTTCACCTTTGTGCGCTTGCGTATTCGTGAGTGGTCACCATAATCAATATAACCCAGTGCATCCATTCCTGCACTCACTGGAGCAACCTTCTCGCTCGGCTTGATTATCAGATTGTAGGGTTTACTTAGCCTATGCAGTGTGTCCCTGTGTTTCCACAACTCTTTTTTGTTGTCTCCATATATGTATATGTCGTCACAAAAGCGGTTGTAGTTATCCTTTCCACACTCCTCTATCATGGCATGGTCAATGTCATTGTGGTACAGGTTGCCGAAGAACTGCGAGGAGCGTAGTCCCTTGCTGATGCCTACGTTGCCATCCGGGTGCAATACCTTAACGAAGTCTATTAGTATGGGGAGTAATATCGGGTCGGCTATATACTGCTTTATGATGTCAATCATCTTGTCGTGCAGTATGTGGTCATAATAACCTTTATAGTCGCTTTGATAATAATATATAAGGTCGGGGTTCTCGGCTCTCACTTCCTGCATCTTGTGGAATAGTCCGTGTGGGCCGCGTCCTTCTATCGAAGCTGCCGTGTTTTCTATTAGCAATGGCGAAAGGTGTTTCTCCACAATCTCCATGATGGCATTGCAGCCTATACGTTTCACAACAGGAGGCGCTTGAACCATTCTTCTCTTCGGACCATCGTCCACCTCAAACGAAGACAGACGCTCAACACGAAATGTGCCATTGCCTATTTGTTCTTTCAGCTCGGCAATAATTTCTTTCTTGCGCTTCATATAGCGCACCATGCGTGGAGTACATTCCACACCATCTATAACAACCTTCTCCCTCCATTTTATTCCGCTTCGCGTGTCGGCGTTATGAAGGTTCGACATGACACGCTTGAACGAGCGTTCCATGTTTTCGTCCGAAATGATTTCCGGGATGAGGTTATATAAAGGAAAACAGATAGAAGTTGGAGCTTCTACCTGTCCTAATAAGTCTTCCAGTTGATTGACAGCCTTCCTGTCCTGTGGGGAGTTGACGCACTCCCCACATGTGGTTAATGTCGTGTTCCGGCTTTCCATATTTTTGTTATGCTTTTGCCGAGGCTCTAACCCCTCGGAGTGTGGTTGTGACAATCCCGTGCCACGTCAGAGGCCTCCGATTATTGTTAACCTTAGAATTTGAGCCGACCACCGTAGTTCGTGTTCGAGTTCGAAGAAGCGTTGTTCGCGTTCGCATAAGCGAGACCGCTGTTCGCATTCGAGTTGTTGCCAGACCGCAGAACACAGCGGCGCGTGGGATTTTCTGCCTGCCCTTAGCGATAGGGCGGTGCAAAATTAACATAAATAATTGAAAATACCTTCATTCTCAGTTGTAAAATTCGCTGCGCTACGCGCAGATAGTTACCTTTTTCAACACCGGTCGCAAACAAGGAGAGGGAGCAGCCGCTTGTGGCGGCTCTCCCTCTGACGCTTTTTTCGTGGCTTCGCTTGCCGCTTATCCGACTATGACGAATTTTCCGCGGAAGGCGAGCCGACCACCGTAGTACGCGCTCGAGTTCGAAGAAGCGTAGCTCGCGAGCGCATAAGCGAGACCGCCGTACGCATACGAGCTGCTGCCAGACCGCAGAACACAGCGGCCTCTACTGCCCGGGAACCATACTCCGGCTGCATAGTGTGTAGTGTATTTGCTGGTGTCTGTCTGATGCACCTTGCTTGGCAAGATGTCACACTTGGCACCATGCACCACTCTTACTACACAGTTACCTCCGCTGTTCACACTCTGTACGGTTCGCTCCGTCTTCTTAATCGGGTCGAAGATGTGGAACACGTAATCTACAGGATCATCGTTCGTCTCCACGCAACGGTTCTTATAGAACGTCTCGTAGCTCTTCACATTTCCTGCAATGTAGTCCATCCATTCACTGTCACAGCCCACATAGTGTTTGAGTCCCATGATTGAGTTCATGGAGTTGCCCACATACGATGTGTCCGCCATGCCGATGTCGTCACGACTGTTGAGTGTGCTGTCATGTGCACCATTGCCCACAACAGACTGCTCATCGGTCGTTCCATGGGTCGCCCACCACAGGTTACTAATTTCCTTGTGCTGCTCATAGTCTTGGAGTTGGTAGCCATCTCCGCGCATGTGCGCACTATTCTGGAAATCCTTGGCTGTGTAGTGTATTGTCCCTGTCGGCATTTCGGTCGGGTTACCGTCCGTGTCGTATGCCCATTCTGCAGAGGTCTGTGAAGTGCCGTCACCTTTCTTCGAACGTACAGCACCTGATATGCTGCGAGGTCGTTTCAGTCCGTCAATAGTGATGGGGTATGTTCCCACAAGACTGTCGAACTCACCAACGGTGTGCTCAGTCCATTCTGGTTCTATTGCCTCTATATGCTCGCTGTCAACAGCAAGACACTTTATGTCGCCAATGTCACGATACGAAGTGAAGTATATCCACTTGGCACCGTTTGGCACATCGCAGAACACATAGTTACCGATTGAGAAGTCGAAGTAAGCATGACTCACCATCATAATGAACTTGCCCACTATCTTGCCGTTTGCATCCGTAAAGACGGCACCAAGACGAGCGTGGTTAAGTCCCGGCCATCTTACCTGCTTCATGCCCTCAACGTCCATACGGTAGACATTCGCATTGGCTGCTGTGGCAATAATATTATCGCCAACTGTCTCGCCAACTGTTGCCTCGTCAGCATACACGCCTGTATTTTCTGCATAGAGCAGCTCAGAAAGCAATGCCTCCTTGCGGTTGTTTACAGTCGATAACGGCTCATTATCTGTAATTGAGTTAAAGTGATACTTTACTTGGTTCTTGTAGTCGTTCACGCCCTTGTACCAATAATGAGGCAAGTGGTGGAAGATGTCAAAGCCTTCACCTGCGCTGTCGCTCACATCGAAGCTCTCACCATTAGCAAGTTTATTGAAGTCTGCATCGCTCAATTGCACACCCTCCATCTGTTTCAACTTGGAGTTGTATGTACACTTGTAAGCATGGGTGTCCTGCAATATCTTCAATGTATGGCCGCTTGCCACAAAGCTCTTATCGTAATCGGCTCCTGTCTGGTTCTCGGGGTTGCTGTACTTCTCGCAGAAGTCACCGCTCACCACATCGTCTATCTTTATGACAGAGAATTGCGAGTTTATAACTTCAAGGTTCGGGAAGTAACGCTTCAGCTCCGCAATCTCACTCTCCTCTGAAAGTAGGGTCAGGATCCATCTGCCTATCAGTCCGCTACACTGGCCGCTCTCGTCATAGTCTGCTCCGTTTGCGTCTATGCCTACGGCTCCATTGTTCTTGATGGCTCGCAGCAGCTCAACGCTTTCCGTAGCAGCAAGGCCGGCTATGCGTACACTCTTCAGCGCACTGGCCGTGGTTACCTCTCGCAGCAGCGTCATGGCATCTATCTTCGGGCTTCCGTCCAAAAACAGCTTCGTCACCTTAGCCATTCCGTCAATGGTCAAACCACCGGGGTAGGTCAGATTAGGAAGGTTCTTGAAGTACAGAGTTGTCATTGTACCGGGAAGGTGCAGCGTATCAATAGGCGAACTCTCTGCAAGTGTGATGGACTTCAACAGACTGCCTTCTGCCAACACCTTTCTTAGGCGAGGACACAGCGAGGCGTTCACGTCGGTGATCATCGTGTTCCTGATGTCTATCTCTTCCAAGAAAGGCATCTGTCCTAAGTTCAGCGTGCTCAGAATGTCCGTGGTATAAGCTGGAGTATATCCTTCACCGCCAATGACAAGCTTGCGCAGTAAGGTGCACTCGCTAAGCATCCAGTTTGAATTCTTAGGAGAACAGCCGCTGATGTCAAGCTCGCTTATCTTGTCTGCACCGAAGATGTAGATGAGCTTTCCGCCTTCTCCTGCTGCAACCTCTGTAAAGGTGTGACTCTCACCTTCCTTTAGATAGCAACTGTACTTGGCTGACGAGGTGGAGTCCACGCCCATGGCGAAGTAACCGTCCTGTGCTGCCGTTATCTTCACCGTGATGGGTCCCATAACACGGTCTTGGAAGAAATGACGGAACAGATCACCAGTCTGGAAGTAGCCGTCTCTGTATGCGAAACGCTTGCGCTGGAAGGCTGGCAGACTCTCCAGTCGCAGACCATGCAAGGCAGGATAGTGGTTGTCGGCAGCGGTAGCTGTTTCTATATACTTGCGCTCTCCGTCAAACGAACTTACCACCTTTGGCCATCTCAAGATGCGGTCTATCATCCAGTAACGGTAGCAGCCGTCAGTAGAGAAGATTTCAAGGCCGGCCTTGGTCTTCGTGGCACGCATCTTTGCCGCTGTGTCATGAAGAGTCAGCGTCTCCGTACCTGCATCATCAAGCCATACACCTTCGCCTCTGTCAAACAAGGCATAGCTCTGTTGGAACATTACGCCATCCCATCCTTGATACAGATGGCTCGCTGCTCCGTCCATATCCCAAGGTATGGTCAGGTAGCAGTCGTTGTCTGCCTCGTCACATGAGTCACCGTCATACCAGTGGTTGAAGTAGTAGCGCATGCTGCCGTCGGTCTCCAAGTAAACAGCAATCATCATGTTCTTGGCTCGCTGGTCCACGGTGGCTTTGTAGTCGCTCGCCACAACATAGCAGTGAGTTGAATGGGGAGAGTAATACTTGTGCATTTCCTGCTGCCATTTCTTCCTGCGGTTCTCCTTGGTACCGGCTACGGTCTTGCCACCAAGGGTAATGGTTGTGCTTGCACCGGCTCCGTTGAATACCTTTTCGCTGCCATCAGGGTTCTTGGCGGCGTTCTCTTCGGCATTGTCGGTCAAATTCTGGTTACACTGCTGACAGAAGGCCAACTCTCTATACAGCTGGTACGGAACTTTCTTGCCCGACGCATACAGGGCGTTCAAGTCGTCGTCGTCAGGGTAGCGCATTTCGTAATATGTGCTCCACACTGGAACATCGCCATCGTCGGTGTGCAGCGTCTTTAGCATATCGTCCACGCTGTTCACGCCCTGCTGCCAACAGAACTCTTGATACTGTCTGTATTCGTAGCACTCCACAGGGTTCAGCACGCGACCTTGCACACTCCATTTCTTAGTGGCATTGTCATAAGTCATGGTGCCTGTGGTGTCCTTCCATGCTCCTCCTTTATACTGCACATACTTTCCGTCTGAGGTCTTATAGGCTGTTCCCCAATCGTAGTTCTTTACGTTGTCTGCCTGTACCTCGGTAAGTGTCTTGCCAAGCACATGACTGTCTTCCACGGCTACCTCACCTATCTCTGTCATGGTTCCGGTTCCATCGTTCTCGATGAAGCGTGTTTCCGGACCACAAAACTCACTCAGCATATACAGCGTACCCGGTATCAATGAGCTTGTGTCCGCAAGCACACTGGCTTTGTAGGTGTCAATGGGCGTATCTCTCGGAGCTACCATTTCCTTGAAGTCGCCATAGTTAACACAACCGTAATTATATCCCTTAACGTCCTCAAAACCGAAGAAGTGGGGATTACCCTTGTCGGCATTGAAGTTTGCCTTCGAGTGGAAGTAGGCGTTCTCAGGAAGTGTAGCGGCCTGTGTTCCCTTGTCTTGACCTATGCGGTAGTCGGTACGGAAGAGGGCACACGTCACACCGTCAATGCTCGTATGCAGTTCTTCGCTCTTGTCGGTGTTGTGTCGCTGTGCAGGGGTCATATAGTCACTGCCAAGGGCTATCTGCGTGTCGTTCATAAGCTCCATCATGGCACAGTTGTTGGCACCGGCAGAGTCCGAGTAGTCAACCTTGATGGTAATGTTCTGTATAGGCGTACTGCCTTCCTTCACGCGGATCTTCTTTTTCTTCGCAAGAGCTGCTGCGTCGTCATACTTGGCAAGAATAGTCTCATCACCATTGTACATCTCACTAATCTGCTCTCTTGTGTAGAGCATTCTAATCCTCTTCGCCTTCTTACCCTTGCCCTTCTTATTCTTGACACCGTAGGCAAGTGTCGAAGTTCCTTGGTTTGTCGTCGGGATGGCTTCAATAACGCAGTTTGCCCACGGACGGTCGGGGAAATAAATATACCAGTCCATCAAAACGGACGTTTTTTTGTCCCTCAAACCTTCGATGTAGTCAGGATAATATATCTCGCTGTCCGTTACCGCGCCACCGTCTTTGCTAAGGTTCTTGTCCGAAGTGCGCGTCATTGCCACAACCATGATACCGCGGTCTAACAACTTTTGCATATCGGGGCGTGGTTTCGTCGTGCCCTCAGCTGTAACATCGCTCATAACTTGGTTCTGCTCATACTCGGTCAGCATGGCAGTCGTGTCTGTGAGGTTCACGATGTAGTTGTTGAATGCTTGAATAAAGTCATAGTAGGTATTCCATCGCACTACCTCATACAGGTAAAGGTCAGCATCTGTACCGTCGAAGTGTATCATGTCCGCAATGTTGGGGAAGCCGCTGACTGTGCTGATGGGAACACAAGCTGCTGCATCGCCGTTCTGGAACACCTTGCACAGCATCACACCGCTATAGGGTGCTCTGGCTTGTGGCTCTATCACAATGTCTATGCGATATACGGTGTCGTCAAGGTAGGAGGTGGCGGCGGTTGTCTGAACGTCTTTCAAAGCCTCATCGCTATCACCTGCGGTGGTCACAATGAATTTCTCTCCAGTAAGCACAAAACCCAATCGCTCGCCCATACACCACATAATCTTTGCATTACGTTTGGCAATGTTCTTAACCTTGAATGTAAAGCTTAGTGCCATACCGTTGGTGGGTATGTCCTTGCTTGCCAATGGTGTGTCGCTACATGCTGCCGTCACATTCTCAGCCACACGTAGTGCCATTCTGCCGTCTGCTTTCTCCGTACCGAAGTTGTCTGCAACAAAACCGTTGCTCGACCAGTTACTGCCGTTTACCTTCACTTCCACAATGCTGCCGTCAGCACAGGTGGCCTTGATGCTCTTGTCGATGTCGTCGTTACTTCTGCCGGCAAAGCTCAATTTGTAGTATGCGCCCTCGGTCTCGCTGATGGCAAGCATGCTGCCGTCAATGACAACTTTTAGTTGCTCCGCCAGACGTACCTCGCCACATGTTGCATCGAAGATCAATGTGTCGCCGTCGTTATAACCCACAATGCGTTTCTCTATCGTGTAGTAACTGCTGCGGTTCATAACCTTGTTGGCAATCGTTTCTGTCTCGTCAGTGGTCTCGTTCTTCACCTTCACCTCTACATTCGGGTTGGCGTTGTCTCGCTGATAACAGGCTATGTCAAAGCTGACGGTCTTGAAGAGTTTTGTCTTGCCGTCGCTGTCGTCATACCATCGTGCCACAATGATGGGCTTCGTGTAGTCGCTCACGCTCTCACGCTGCTCTATCACCATGACTGCGGTATGCAGCGTGTTACCTTGCAGTCCTGATGCTACGTCTTGTCCTTGTATGCGAAGAGGATATGCGCCGTGTCCCATGCCTTGTGGGTCGATGGTCACATTATGGGTATAGGTGTCCTTAACCAATACACTCTCCAGCGTCTCCCAAACACCGTTGCGGTATATCTCTATCTTCGTCTGGATACCCTTGTCTGAGGCATTGTTTGGGAAACGATACATAGGGATGCTTACCTTCTGACCGCCAACCTGCAATGTGGTGCTCTTCGTATAGCTCAGTGTCTGGCTGCTCTCTACGGTCACATCAACGGCAATCATTTCCACGTTTCTCGTGGCTGTCTTGCCGGTGGCATCGGTGGCTACGGCTTGCAGCTCTACGCTGCCAGCACTGGCCGCAATGGTGCTTAGGTCAAACTCGAAGGTGTACGACTTTAACGACGAACTGCTTGCTTGATTGGGCTTGAATGAGGCTACAGTGGTCTTGGTCGTGCGATTGATAAACACCACACTCTGTATCTTGTTGTCCTGCGATGATCCATCGGATAGCTGGGTCACACTGCGGATGGCGGCTTTCAGTATGGCTGTGCCTCCTGCACGGACATAGAAGGGGTCGTTTTCAAAGTTGATGGCAAGTGTAGTTCCACCGCCACCTCCAGTACCGGTGCCCACACTGAACTGGGCTTCAGACAGGGTGTCGCCAGCCTTGTTTTTTAGCTTCAGTGATACGCTGCCTTCTTCCTCTGTAGCCTCTATCTCCGTAGGTACGACCTTATACGCTCCTCCTGTAGAGAAAGCGTCTTTGCCATTGTCTTCCATCGTGTCGTTCGCCACAAGTTTGCTGCCGCCGCCGAAGTCCTGCCAAAGCCCGGCCTCGTAGAAGTCCGCAATGGAGTCGCCCTGATACTGTTTGGTCTCTACCTTATTGGCTTCCGTCGTGTAGCTTATCACCAAACCGCGCTTCTGATAGTTCACACTTGTTGTCTCTTGATAGGTTTTCAGAGCTGCAAGTGCGGTGCCAAGGGTGTAGAAGCCTGTAGGTAGAGGGGCTATGATGTCAATGTCTATCATCGACTCTGAACCCTGCACCATCGAACCGAAGTCTTTCCAGTTCTCTGTGTCGTACCAGTTATTATCATCCGTATTGGCTCCGATATACTGGTAAGTCTTCCAAGTGCCTTTCTTCAATGCGAAGGTTATCATCAGGCCTACTGCAGCCTTGCCATTTTCCTTCGCTGCGTGAACAGCTGAATTGGCCGTATCGTCGGTATCACACAACACATAGTAGTGTCCTCCCTGCTCCACCGTCGGGTTGTAAATGCTGGCAGAGCTGCCGCTGCCGCCAATCCTCTGCATCTTCTTGTCAACGATACGGAACAACTCGTCTGCACAACAATAGATATGGTCCGCACGTCCTACGCTGTCGGTGTTATACATTTCTTCCGGATAACCGTATGTCTCTGTACTAACACCTCCGAACTTACGGAAGCACCACTCTCCTTCGTAGTCCAAACTTGGAGCATACCACAAACCACGACTCGGTGCCTTGCCGGTACCGTCCCACACTCCATCAAAGCGAAGAATGTTTATACCCTCAATGCGTATGTTCGCTGTCTGGAGTGTGCTATTTAGCTCGGCTCCCTCGTCACCGGGATATGCAGTGCCACTGGTATGGCCCAATGCCAAGTCCGAACCTATTGCAACAAGCGTGCTGCCTCCCCAACGATAAGTCTTGTTGGCTGTAACGTCTATGTAAATCTTGCCGCTGTGTGGCACACGGCCTTTTATAGTGCCCTCACCGTAAAGGTCACCGTCTATCCAGTTGTTGTAGTAAGTGATGGTCGGGCGCAAGTCACCTTCCGTTTTCGATGGCTGCGTGTATTTCAGCACAAAAGCACCAGTGTCTCTGCTGAAAACAACGCTACAGTTCTCGTCCGTTGAGTACTTGTTTAACGACATCATCTGCGAAGTAATGTCATTGAAGCTGCCGTTGAACTCAAGCACATCGTCCACATAGTCGGGAAGATACTGCGAAGGTATCTGGTTCTGTTCGTCCAACGGCGCAAGTCCGTTGGGCTGTCCTTTGGTGTTCTTGAATGATGTGAGGTCTTTCTGCACACCGCTGATGCTGCTCGCAAGTTCAGTCTTGTTGTCGCTTACAGTCTTCTTCAGTGTGTTGATGTCGCTCTGAACTGTGCCCATCTTTGTGTTGAGGGTGTTGATGCTCTCGCCTTGCGTGGTCTGTGTAGAACGTAGGCTGCGCACGTCTTCCTTGTTCTGGTTAACGTCCACCTTCACGGCTTCGAGGTCGGCTGTCATTCCCTCCACGGCTTCCATGTACTCGGTGCTATCAACCGTAGGATTACCCTTCAGCAGCGGATTACCGTTGCTGTCAACTTGCGCTACCCATGTACCACCGTCAGCTACATAGAGCTGGCCAAGATGATCTGACGCTGCACTGCCTTCTACGGTCACCAACGCCCACCATCCTTCATGAGGATTAGGGTAAGCCTCGCGTAGCTGTGCCGCCGTTTTGAACAGGCCTTTGTTCGGGCCTTTTATGTTCTTGGCTTCAAGCCAGCCGTCAACGGTCAGATTGTGGCCGACCTTTGCCGAACCGCGTATGGTGGCCTTGCCGCCGATGTTAACGTCACGACTAACCGCAACGTCACCATCTATCTGTTTTGTTGGTATTGAACTCATTATTCAAAAATGCTTTTTGCCAAGGTGTTCATTGCGGCTGCTTGCTCGCTCGCACCATAGGCGGTTAATACTAATGCAGCCGTAGTATAGACCACGGCTGTGTAACAACGCTCGCTGATGTCTATGCCGTCCTCCTCGTCTATGCTCGGATAAGGAATGTATGAGGCACGTTTCACGTAGGCTTCTTCACTGTTGCAACTGTAGAACTCCAACACCTTGCCCTCGGCACGGTTCACTACGGCACACACCGGCTTCTGGACATTGCCACGAATACCCTTGTATCTTGACGATTGCAGGTCATACAATGGGTTGTCTGCTGATATGGCCATATAGCAGGTGCGTTCCCAGTCGCTCATGCGAAAGGCAACAAGACGCATGAAATCATCGGGCAGCAGAGTCCAACCGCTTCCGTTCTCCTCCCAGTAGATGGCATCACCAAATACGTGACCTTCTTCCAAGTAGTGAACGGGAGCGGACGACTCTACACGCCGAACGGCTTCCACTATCTTTGAGCGGATGATGTCATTCAACGATAAGGTGTCAATGTCCTCATCGCTGATGAGCTGCTCGCTTGTCTTGTTCTCGTCAATGGCAATGCGTACGTCACGCTCCACGACTTCGATTTTGTACACCATACCGTCGCTGTGATTACTCGGTTACAAAAGTGATTTTAACGCCATGGGTTTCACCTACAGCTATAATTTCTGCACGAGTTCTCATCGTACCACTCTTCACACCAAACGTCTTTGTAAGATAGTCCTTGGCTTCTTGGTTGGTACTGAACTCAACTTCAGTAAGAACACGTTCGTCCTCTATAGGCTCGATGCCTGTCTCTGGTGTAGGCGTTTCTACTTCCACAGTCGGCTTCACTGTTTCTGTCTTTATTTCTTCAGACAAATGCTCATTCACCTGTTCGTCACTGTCAGGAATAGACTTGTGGGTAGCAATTCGCATGTGAGTACCGGGCAGTACTTGACGCATTACGAGTCTGATAAAACCACTCTTGTATTCCTTTGAGTTCTCAATTACAAACTGTGTAATTGGGTCTTTGGTCACCATGTATGCAGGTTGCGAACCAGTTGGAGAAGACGTGCCACCAACGAACGATAAGTTCGCCTCAATGGTGCCGGCCTTAACTTTACCGTGCCATTCCGTGAGACCATATACTCCGTATGTTTTAATTTCCATGTTATATTTTTTATTAAAAATGGGGACGGATTGACTTAAAGCGCATCCACCCCCATAATTAGCGTTGACTAAAAAGTTACTCAGCTGAAATAGGGCCGTAGAAACGAACCCACTTCTTCTCGTTCTCGCCTGTCGCATTGTACTTGAATGCGTCTCCTGCACTCACAGTAATAGTTGCTGTGCCAGACTTGATGTTCATGCCATAAGCGAACACGTAAATTACGCCATCTTCGAGATCAGCTTCGGTTGGAGCTGTGTCACTACTCCACAAGCGGAACTCGTCTGCTGCAGGAGCGGTGTCGTCATCATCATCGTCACCATCAACCCAGATGTGACAGTTGCCCTTCAAGCCAAGAGCGTCACTGACGAGAACACCATTGCGTGTAGCCTCTTCACCTTCAACGTCCTCAGTGTAGCTGCTCTCACCACGACGTACATAGTGAACCAAACGGTCTTCACCAACAATTAGACCGCTGTTCTCGTAGCCGCAATCATTGAACGTCGGCTCAATCTTAATCTGAAGCTCACCGAAGATGCAGGAAAGGCGTGTCACCTTCCAGCCAAGTCTCTCATTTGTGTAAGGCTCCATCTTGACCTCTGTATGCTTGCTCCAGTCAATGAGCTGCAAACTCTGACCAAGATTGTTACCAACGAGGAAGAGACCGGACTTAGGCTTGTCTGCACCACCGTAGTATAGCTTGATGAGAGACATTACATCCTCAAATGTCCACTTGCCACGATGCTTCACCTCACGCTTCACCTGCCAACGAACACCATTGGTTGTATAGTCCCACTGGTCGTCACCCATGCTTGAACGTACAAGCATCTTGTTCTGCTGAGAAATGAGAAGCGTACGGTTGCCGGCAGCCTTGAACTCACGCAACTGAGCCTCTGCCTTGACAGCCTCATCGTAAGGTATCTCCATGTTCTGGTCGGCAAGATACTTTGATACGATGCTTGTCATACCTCGCTTCTGCAAGTACAAGTCGTCTGGAGAAGGAATGACAGTATTGGGGTCAACCCACTTCTGAGTCTCATACATGGCATTAGCCATACGTACTAACTTCGTACCTGCTGTTATGATATTGGTATTGCTTGCTGTTGGAGAGGTTGCTGTTGGAAGACTGCCATACTGGTCTGTCGCAGCCTGCTTAACACCGTTGGTTGCAATACAGGTGATGGTGTCGTCGTTGTTCACGCTCTTTACAAAGAGCTGGAGGGGACGACGGCTCTTGACATTGGTACCACCGATAAAGTCGTAGCCTTTGACTCCCTTGACCATAAGAGTGTCGTATGCTCGAACTTTCTTCTGGTCGGCATTTACCAACGTGATAGTATTGCCATTAACAGATGCAACCGTAACGATTGGTGTGCCTTGGTCAATTGCATAGTGTTTCACTTCCATGCTATGAACGTTCACGGACTTTGCCATCAGCATAAGCTGCATCAAAGAGTTCTGATCACGTTCAAACATGAAAATTCGTTTGTCAACTTCGGGCATTACAAGTTCGCCCATACCTCCTGATGCGTTCTCTACTCCACTGACGGTAGTAGGCGCACCACCTAACTGTGTCTGAAGACCAGCGGAACCAGCACTTGGAGTAAGTTCAGGACTATCTGGCGTGTTTGCACTGCCAGAGTTCTGTTGCTGGGTTGTTGTTACTTCTACGCTCATTTTAATTTGTTTTTATTTGTTATTGTTATGTTTCGTTTTTGCCGGTACCTTGACAATGCTTTTCTTCACAAAGCCTTCGTTATGTATAGCTTTGCTTGCTTCCATTAACGCACTTACAGTGGTACAGGCACCACCGATATGTGTTCGCAATCCTGCACTTCCTTGTGAGGGTTCACGTGGCTTTGTATTTGGAAATTCTACACTAATGCTCATGACGTATTATTTTGCAGCATTTGCAAAGTCAAAGATGTCCATGTTCCTTTTGTTCTTGGGCGCACCGCCATTCTTGCCGTTCAGTGGCGCAGTGCCGTCGCCTTTGTCTCGCTTGCGCAAGCCTTCCACAATTTTGTCATTGCGTCCGGCAACACGTCCCTCTTCACTTGCTGAGGCTACATCGCTGTCATGGTTGATGGCATTCACGAACATTGCAAGAGTCTCTTTCGAGAATTTGCCCATAACACCGTCACGAACCACGGTCAAAACGGCATTCACTACAGCGTCAATTTGTTCATCGCTCATGCCACGCTCTTCTTGGAATTGACGAAGGGTTTCAAGACTTGCGTCCATGTTCTTATCATATTCCTCGTCAAGCTGTCTTGACTTGGCTACACGTTCCACATAGTCCTTGTTAGCTTCTGCAATCTTCTCCTGCATTTCAGGATCGTCAAGTACGTCCTGTATTTCTATGCCGAAGTTTTTTACAAGCCCGACGTATGGGTCGTTACCATTGTGCATGTCAGCAAGGAACTGTGCACTTCTCGGGTCAGCGGCAAACATGTCGGACATGGCCTTTTCCCTGTCCTTGTAGCCGCTAAGATCCTGCTCGTATTGGTCGTAATCGTCGTAAATCTGACCGTAAATCTCCTCATCATCCTCGAACTTCTTGTCGGGATATTTCTTTCGCAGCCGTTCCAACTGTTGGTCGCGTCTGCTCTTAACTCCGTTGTTATCAGCCATTATCTTCAAAATCTTTAGAATGTGTCATATTCATTTGCAAAAATACCTATATAAGATGTGGACTGACTTTTAACTTTTGTGACCTCGTTTCTGTAACTTTGAGGAAACAATCGGGCACTTTTATGAAATACTTTGGCAGCATTCTTGAATTTACACGCGAACGTAATAACGACCTCATGAGGGCATATCTGGAGAAACTCGCAGAGGCATCCATCATCGTGATGCCGGTCATCTTCGAACTTGTCGCTCAGTCTCCGGCTTCTCGCTTTTGGGTGAGCGAGGAGAGGGCTGCTATTGTCATTTCAGCAATGGCAGCAGGAAAACCGATGCCAAGGATGAGGAGCAACAAGCGTGAAATGTTTGAGGAGATTTACCGAAGGTTCGTTATACTACGTGAGAAACAGCCCGACAAATCGGTGTACGAACTTGTGACGAAAATAGTAAATCAACCTGCACCGAAATTCTATCTCACGCCTCGTACAGTGGGCGAATTTATTTACCGAATAAAGAATGGATGGTATGACAACCAATATGATAGATACAGAGATTGCACGCTTACTCGCTGAAAACGACCGGCGAAATGAGGTGATGTTCGCTCACTTCGACCCGGTCACGGGTGAAGGGTCCATAGGAGAACGTGTGCGAGTTTGTATCTCTGACTTTGCCATACCCGTCCAATGGCTCCCTGTAGAGATGATGAAAATACAAATGGTGAAGAAACTTGTCAAGGCTGGGTCTATCGACAAGTTTCTTTCGTCTGTTCTCCATGTTGAGCCAAACGATGATGATTACATCAAGGTCTCGCGTAAGCTCATAAGGCTACGCTTCAAACACGACTTCCCTTTCTGGGCGGCTACGCTCGTCTATATCCACAACAAGAAGGCTGGTAAGGACGTTTTGTTCCGGCTTTACTATCCGCAGCGTATTTTGGTATCTCGTTTTGAGGCGAAGAGAAAAGCTCGTCTCCCTATACGACTAATATTGTTGAAGGCTCGCCAGTGGGGTGGTTCTACTACAACACAGCTCTACATGGCATGGCTTCAGTTCAACCATCGAAAGGGACTAAATTCACTTATCATTGCACATCAATGGGCGGCTTCTGACGAAATCAAGGATATGTTCGACCTCATGATTGACAGATACCCAGTAGAGTTCCTGCACAAACTTGGTGAGGCATATTCCGAGAACGAGCCGAAGTTGGTTGGTGTAGGTAAGTCTGGCTCCACTCATCGCGTACCACAACGCAATTGCAAGATTAAGGTTGGCACTGCTGAGCGTCCTAATGGATGCCGTGGCGGTGCCTATTCTCTTGTGCATTTGTCAGAGGTCGGCTTGTGGCAAAAGACAGAAGGTAAGTCACCACAGGACATCGTGCGTTCGGCATGTTCCGGTATTCTTTTGGAACCATTCACGATGATCGTAATGGAGAGTACACCGAATGGAACAGGAAACTTCTTCCACACAGAATATACAGCTGCTGCAGATCCTACAATCAAATCACAATATGAAGCTCTTTTTATATCGTGGTTTCAGATTGAGCAGTATTCCAAACAGTTTGCTTCAGCTGACGAAATGCGTGAATTTGCACAATGGCTGTACGAAAATAGAGAGAATGCCTATGTGCCGTCAAATCGTGAGGAGTCCGGACGCTACCTTTGGTCGTTATGGGAGAAAGGGGCTACACTGGAGGCTATCAACTGGTACATAGAGGAGCGTGCAGGTAAGGACGACTTTGCTGTAATGGCTTCCGAGTTCCCTTCTGATGATGTGGAGGCTTTCGTTCATTCTGGTTCTATGGTGTTCGACAAATACCGTGTCAAGAAGTTCGAGCGGTTCTGCAAGCAGCCTCAGTATATCGGTGAGGTATATGCTGATGGAGACGAAGGAGAGGATGCACTTTCCAATCTCCGTTTCCGTGCAGACAGGCAAGGATTGCTTTCTATATGGGCAATGCCGGAAACATTCGAAGGCTACGAAGTTGTCAACCGTTATCTTACCGTTGTCGATGTGGGTGGACGTTCCAATAAAGCTGACTGGTCTGTTATCGTGGTATTTGACAGGCTTAGTATGATTGATGGTAGCGAGCCGCCGTCTGTGGTGGCTCAGTGGTACGGACATTGCGACATAGACCAACTCGCTTGGCGTGCAGCACAGATAGCGGCGTTCTACGACAATTCTCTTCTGGTTATTGAGTCTAACACGTTGGAGACTCACGACAAGGAGCGTCAGGTGGAAGGTGGCGACCAGTCGCAATATATACTCAATCAGATTTCAGACATCTACCCGAACTTGTATGCACGCAAGCAGTCGGAGGATGAAATAAGGGAGGGCGCACCGCGTAAATATGGTTTCCATACCAATGTGTCAACAAAGCCGATGATTATCTCTACCCTCATCAAGGTGGTACGCGACCGGCTCTATATCGAGCGCGACAAACGCTGTCTGGATGAATACAACACCTATGAGCGAAAACAGAACGGTGCGTATGGTGCTATTACTGGCAAGCATGACGACTTGCTTATGACACGTGCAATAGGTCTGCATATCTGCTTCCAGGAAATGGAAATGCCTGAATGGGTGCCTATTGTTAACCGTACACTTAGAAAAGACAGAAGCCCCGTTTCCGAGGCTTCCATCTGATAGTTTTATTAAGACGCTTGTAGCATCTGCTGTGCCTGTTGCATGGCAGATGTGTTTGCGTTTTGCTGAACCTGCTGCGCAAGTTCCGGAGAAATACCGTCCGGCACCTTACCTTGTTCCAGCTGTTCCCTTTGTGACTTGATGCTCTGCAGCAACTCGTCGGCAAATGGAAAGTCGCCGTGTTCCAACAGCTGCTCCACGCTGATAGCATTCTTATCCCACAACTGCATAAGCATGTCGTTGGTTAGAGCGCGGTATGCTGGGGTTGCTGTGCTCTCAACAATCGAAAGGTCAAACTCTACGTCACGTATCTTCTTCGGGTCGTACTCCACAATGGTAGAGTTCTTTCCGGCAATATTGAATACACGTGGCGTGTCGTAGAACTGCTGAATGTTCTTCACGTCCTTGTACGCGCCTTCTCTTACGAAAGAAGAGAACGTGTCGAGCAAGTCAAGCAGAGACGTTGAGGCGTTCTGTGCCTGTTGGTTGTAGAGACTTGCTGACATACCCGAATATCCGGGCTTGCCTTGCAATGCACCGTTAACGCCGGATATGTCTTCGAAGAACTTCAACTGCATGTTCAGCAACTCTGAGATACCTATCTGTGTGCAGTTGTTGGCTATCTGCTGAGGCAATGGCGTTCCGGCCTTCGGTGTCCTGATCATGATGATGCCGTTGAAACGTGCCCATTCGTCGGCAACGTCGTCCATTGACATTCCCTTCGGCAAACAGTCTTCCGGAAACAACAGCACACCTTTTGCCGAAGCTCGCATAATCCAGTCGTACATCGTAATCAAACGGTTTGTGTATCTCTGCTGGTCTATTACATTGCTGACAAAACTATGTATCTCACCGTCGATGAACGGATATGCTTTGAACACATACGGATGGCTCTTGTGCTCGTATGGGGTTTCACCTTCTTCCAGAATGTCACCAAACGGAGTGAGCATGTAATAATACCAGTAGCTATCCATAAACCACTCCCAACGGATAAGGGGCACATCACTCTCGTCCATGCCAAGCTCACGGGCCTCTTGCAAACGCTTGTCGTTTTCGTCTGCTACAAGGGCTTGGAAATCCTCAATGTCAATTTTGAACACATCGCCGTTGTTTACGTCATGGCAGCGGACACGTGGCTTGCTTTCCTTCCTCCACACTTCTATTACACGACAACGTGTCACATCATACGGAACAAAAAAATCAAAGTTACCCTGCAAAGGATGGCCAAAATGATTAAACGTAGCACTGAGATATGATTTGTCTTTGGCAAACTTGTATATCTCGGCCAGACGGTTGTAATCGTTTCCGTCCTTGGCAAAGCGTCCGCACAGTTCCTCAAACGATATGTCATGCACCTCGCCCACACAACTGCAATCCCAACCTCGGAAATCCCTCATGTTGTTATCGATGAAAAAGTTGTTGGGCTGTACATAGTCGGTCCAACAGTCCAGCTTGTTTTCTCGCCAGCCATACCACTTACGCTGCACGACAAAGCCCGATATAAGGAACTCCTCCATACATCGTGCGTTTATTTCCGTCATGCGGTTCAGCTGCATGTTACATTGCAACACGGTACTCATCGTCTCGCCATAACGCTGCTCGTCGCGGTCGCGTGCCGTACAAGTGGGTTCTTTGGCTTGACTGCGGTATATACCAAGTACAGCTTGTACCATACGACGAATGAGGTTGTTCTTCAAGGGTACATTACCTTGCTTCTTGATGAGTTCCTCTTCGCGTATTTTCCGACCATTCACGCAAACGTAGTCATCCCACTGCCGTCCGTAGGTGTAGTTCTTGTTACGTTCACGGTCTCTGCGGAACGTATCCATAGCAAGCCAATATTGCTGGGCTTGCCACAATACCTCAAATGCACGGTTACCGCCCAACGTGTGCTTGGCTGTAGCTACGCTGTCCATTCCTTCATGAGGCATGACAGCACTCGCCTTATGTAATTTTCTTCTTGCCATATTTTTATAATTTGGGACGTGCAAAGGCAGTGCAAACCGAGAGCAATGAAAGCTCGCTTTCAATTGCCGAGGTGCAGCCTGCCTTCGCGAATGCAAAGGTAATTCCTTGCACCGTCCTTTGTTGTTTAACTATTGTTGCTTCAATCTGCCGATGTCTTCAAGCATCTTCGCACGTGTACTGAACATCGTGCTGACAATCGAGTCTCGTTCCTCTGCGCTCTTGCAGCGTAGATACTTCGACGTGAGTTCATTCATGTCATGCTTGTATCGCTTCAAGCGCATGTGCTGGCGCATGTCATTCGACTGGCGTAGCTGCTTCATTCCCTCGCGGTAGGCTGCACGGTCTGTCTTCTTTATCTTCGACAATGCGGTCTCTTGCTTGGCAACAGCATCGTAATCACTGAGCAACTGTTTGGTTTCCTCGGTCTCCATTCTGCTGTTCAACTTCTCCTTGGCTTTAGTTAGCACTCGGTTCTGTTGAGCTGTCATTACGGAGTCACGAGCTTCATCAGTGTACGCCCAGCCGGTCAACGGTGCGCCTCTGTGCATCTTGTATCTGGCATATCGCTCGGCTATCTCTGCCGGTGTCATGCCTTGCGCCTCTGCTGCCGTGGCGTTAAGCTCGTCAAAGTAAATCTTGTCGATCTGACTTTGTGGGCAGTTGATGATGCGCGTGATAAGCAGGGCACACTCGCGAGAGGTGTTTGCGTCGTCACCACAGTAGTCCATGATGGCAACCACTGCATCTGTCAGCGATTGAGGATTGACACCTATACCTGACTGAACCATCAAGTTGGTCACATCGTTCATGGCGGCAACCTTGTCTTTGTTCCATTTGTTTACAATGTTCTGCAAGTCTGAACTAAGAGGCATATCCTTTGAAGCGGAGAATAGGTTCAAACCTTCGCCTTTAGCAAAGCCATTACCTACAGCACTCATCACGTCACCTCCAGTCAAGCCTTCTATACTGCCGAACATGGTATGGCAGAAGATGTCATGCCACATGTCGCTCTTCTCGTCCTTGTCGTCACCTAAGAGGAGATAGGGCAGATAGGCTCCCAAGTTCCAAGCAAGCTGCAACAGATAGCCGAACACGCCTACGCGGACTATATCACGCATCAGACTTCTTCGATACTCGCTCTTGGCGTTCTGGTCTGCCTTGTCGGGGTCTATGCCGTCTCTGCGCATCTGCTTGGCAAGATACTCCTCAGTGAGTCCTTTGTAACCGGGTTCAAAACGGTGTTTGAGGTTACGGAATGCATCATACAGCTGACGTGTGTACGACATTGACGAGTTCCTGAACACTGTGAAAAGAACGCTCAGCCATGAACGGTCGGTCTGCATCGTCGATAGGAACGCGCTTTCACTCGACTGCTGCGTCTGGTTGAACAGAATAGTAGCGTCTTGCTTGGCTCGCTTCTCTGCGGTCTCTTCATTATAGCCGTAACGAAGATATTTCTTCTTCTTGGTCTGATACATAGAGTGTGCACCAATGGCAACAGTCAGTGCATCGACAAAGGCATTAGGAGACATACCGATACGCGAGGCTATTTCAACAGCGCGGTTCTGCCACATCTTCCAGTCCATTTCGCTCTTCATCAGTCTTGGGTCTCCTGCCATGCGGCTCTTCCAACGCTTCTCGAAGAGTGGAAGGTTTTCCATCGACCACTTCCAAGCTCCTATTGGATTGGCAATGTTTCCTGCAAGATATACAGGGCTGCTGTCAGAAAGATAAGCTGGCATAGAGAGGAACTGCTTCAATGCGGTGAACACTCTGAAACTAACCTTGGCTGCCGTTACACCCTTCGCCACATTCACAGCGGCCTTGTCAAGGGCTGCAATGGGTGGGCGGTAGGCTCCTGCGGCCATACTGCACACATTGCGGAAGTTCTTCCACAATGTCTTTCCACCACCATAAACACTTGTCATGTTCATAACTTGGTTGCGGAAACGCTTGTATGACAGTAAGGTGTTCAAGTCGCGGTTGAACTCTGCAAAGGATGCCCAACGTTCCATCTGCTGAATGTGGTCGAGTATAACGCTGAATGCGTCTGCACCCATCACGTCAAGGGCAAGATTGTTGCGTCTGCGCTTGATGATGCTGCCGGTTGAGGTCGCTGGCAATGCGGTGTCGGTTGTATCGTCGGCTACGTCCACTTCTTCAATTCTCGCATTGGCAAGTATCTTCAAAGGGAAGTAGTTCTCAATCGCTGCCATTGAAGCACCGAACATGCGCTTATGCACCTCGTTGTACTCGTTGCGTTTTTCCACAAGGAACTCGTCCTGCATCCAGTCGGCAAGTTCCAAGAAACGAGGATCAACAAATTCTTTTATGTTCTCCACGTCTTCCTCGGTGATACCCATACGGCGCAACTTCATGCGGCCGTCTGCCATCTTGTCAACCATGTAGATATACAGAAGGTTGCCTTGTGTCAGTTCGTGTGCCTTCTGCTCGCCACCGTCCCAGAAGGTAACGGTCGCTTTTGGAAGGTTGCGCTCCAAAGAGAACAGGTCGCCCCATTTCATCTTCTTGTCGAATACTTCGCTAACCTTCTCGTCGAGCGTCTTCAAGGCGTTCTGATAACCGGTGTACTCCTTTTCGGTAGCCTCAACCCATCCACGCATATAGCGGTTCCACAAGTAGCCCTCACCGTTCACGCTTTTCTTACCGAACATTCTAAGCATCTGGTCGAACGTGCCTAAAGGTGCAAGAACAAAGCGCACTATACTGTTATTGGCTATCTTCTGTGCCTTGCTTTCCTTGTGATGCTCGTCGTTAGGTCTGCCGGTCATGTCGGAGTTGGCATTGTGATGGATGGTCTCAACGCGCTGCTTCTCAGCCTCACGCCATGCCTTGGCTCGCTCAACGCTGCCACCAAGAACACCGCCTACTTGCTCCACAATGCTGCGGTAGGCTTCGGCTCGCTCTATCTTATTCTGACGGATGGCATCGTTGGTTGACTCCACGTATTCACGGTAAGCATCGGCTTCCATCGTTCCTGCATCCAAGTCCGCCTTGGCTTCCTTAATGCTTTCGCGGAGAGCCTTTTCCTCAGCCTTGCTTTCGGTGATGTCCTCTACAAACTGATGGGCAAGCAACAGACCGCTGTACTCAATGGCTGCTTCCTCGGCTACTGCATTGTCGTCACTACCCATACGGTTGGTGCAGTCGGCAATGCGCTCCTCTATGTTCTCCTTTGGTAAGGAAGTGGCTTTCCTAACCACCTGCGCTATACTCTGGCCTTCCGGGTCAAGCTGTCCTTGTACCTCAATGCCTCGTGCGTCAACGCGGCTTCCACGAATGGAAAGGAGTTTGCCCAGCTGGTTAGCTCCCATGCGTAGCTGGTTGTCAACCATGATGTCCATAACCTTCTGTACGTAATCACTTACGTCCTGCTTGCCATGTACATTGTTCACGGCTGATAGGATGCGCTTTGTCTCATACTTGCTCAGATCATCGAGCAATCCGTTTTCAAGCAACACCTTTGCAAGGTCTGTTATGCTCTTAACGGTTGATAGGTCATACTCTCTCTGACGTGCCATTGCCTGACGCAATTTGTTCAGATTGCCACCGATGGCTCTCATTGCGTCCTGCTTGGCTTGCCAGTTGTCGGCGTTCGCTTGGCTTGCCTCAACCTTCATCTTAGTGATGGTTTCTTCAAGTCCCATGTCACCATCGCGGAACATAATGCCCTCATCTGCAATATTTTCGTCAGAAACTTTGGGATTTACAAAATCTTTGACTACCTTTGTCGCAGTATCAAGGACTTGCTTGTCTATTTCCTGCTGAACCGGTTGTGACGCTGAGGAGAGATAAGCGAGTCCTTTTTCTTTATCCACCCACTTCAATGTCTTGTTATTCGCAATCGGTTCTACGATGTTCTTGAATTCTCTGCCGTGGAACGAACGCACATCATTCACTTCGAGATATTCCGCACCTTGCTGTATCTGTCGCTTCAATTCAATAGCCACACATACGTTTTTGCCGTTGCGGTCCCTCATGTCAGTAAGTACGCCAATGGTGTCTTCGCTACGTTGGAACACGAATATAGGCGAAGATAAGTGCTGCGGCATGTTCATTATGGCAGATACATCTACGTCATGCTTCTTCTCCGAACCTTTCTTTATTACACGCTGACGCATAACAATAGGCAAGTTTGGGAGGAAAGTACGCATTACACCTTGTGGTCTGCCAAGATGTAGCATTTCGTTCTTATCCATTTCGCCATTCTGATAGCGTGTAAGTTCATTGTTGAAACGTTCGTTAGCAGTCTGTTGCTCACGCTTTCCATCACTGAACTTAGTATCACCGAAACCTGTCTTCCTGCGCATAACCTCAGTATCAGCGGCATCGAACACGGTAGGCTTACCACCATTCTTCTTACGCTTGTATGCCTCATGCAGAACAAACGCCCAGTCCTTATCACCCCACTTCCTCTTGCCGGGGATTTTCAATCCGTCCAACAATTTTTGTAGAGCCTTTTGGAGCATGGCTTTCAGTTTGCCCCAGAACGTAAGTTCTTCGGCACTCATCTTCTCGAAGCCTTTCTCACCGATACGTCCGGCAAGGTCGGCACCATATTCCTCTGTTGCATCACGCTTGAACTGCTCACGCTTCTTTCCAGCCTCGGCATGTGCTGCTGCCATGTCTGCATAGTATGAAGCGTTGGCATCCTCACCATTGGCTACATGCTCCTTGCGTTTCTTCTCGCGTATGCGGTCCACCTCGACATCGTACATCTTCTGCGCCATGCGGTCAATGGTACCGCATATCTCGTCCTTAGACACACGATAGAGTTCATCAAGGGCATTGTTCAGCTTAGCCTCATCAGGGAACAGCACGCGCAAACCATCGTGACCCACAACCTCATGCACAAACGTATTCTCAACGTCTGCCATGTTAGCATTGTTGGGAACAACAATAGTCACCTCGCCGGTCATAGGATTGAAGCTACCCTTCATTCTGCGCTGGCGCACGGAAGGTAATGCAGCCACTTCTTCCTCTGTACGTATGATGCGCACTGGAGTATGCAGACGTTCGGACAACTCGGTCACTCTATCGCTCATTGCACTTTCCATTGCTTCCTTCGGTTCGCCTACCCACTTGCCGGCCATCTTCGCATTGATGCGTGCTATGTCTTCGTTGCTGACGAATGGAGTGTGTCCCTCGCGTCCGGGGATAACATCGCGGCTTTCCCAGTTCTGCTTGTCGAGTGCAAGACTCTCCTCCGGTGTCAACTCCTTGCCATCAAGTTCAAAGCGGTAACCCATCTTCTCCAACTCTATGCGCACTTGTGGCACAAAACGGTTGTAGTCACGGTGGGTCTTTAGCTCCTCACGCTTTCCCGGATGCTTCTTCCAGTACTCGTCAATGAGCTTAGCTTCCTCCTCACGGGTAAGCACCTTGTCTATCTTGCTCCAGCGTGAAAGATACAGCGTGCGGCCATTGTTCCACTGATGGGCACCGGTAGGCAACAGAGCATAGTCTGCGTGGAACGGCTCATCTATCTCCGATTTCGGGATGAGGCTGCGTACCACAACAAGGTTAGGCCTCTTGTATGCCTCGCCAAACTGCGTGTTCAAAGGTGTTTCGATGGCATGGTCGTATGGGTCGTATGCTGCCCACAAGCCCTTGTCTTCGGGGTTCTTCTTCAGGAAGTACTGCAACTGTGCCTCCTTGGTCTTAGGCTTCACGAATTTCAGACCGTCATTGATCTGCAACTCTGTACTCTTTTTGCCGTCAACCATGATGTAGCCATTCTTGTTGAGTTCGTCCAGCTTGCGCTGCTGCTCCTCGGTGAGTTCCACCTTTGGAGGTGCAGAATAGTTCCAACGTCTGCCTTCCAATGTTCTGCGCTCGCCTGTCTCTGCATCGGTAAATGCCATAGGTGAACCCAGTGCATCATCCTCAAAGGCTTGCACATTACGGTAAACAGGAACCAACTCACTCTCCGGCAAAGACTCCAGCTCCATTGCCTTAGGGTCGTCAGCATCAAGCAAACGAAACTTGGTCTTGTCTTCTGCGGCCTCATCCTCATCGTCTGCAACGACATCAGTAGCTGCGTCAACACTTGCGTCCATTTCGGCATACTTCTTCTCCTTTTCTGCCATTTCTACCTTCATGGCCTCGGAATATTCCTCAAACTGACGCTTGGCTTCTTCGAGTTCCTTTCCAAACTCAAACGGCTTACCTTCACGCTGCTTTAGTTGTTCTAACTCTGATTTGCCGTGCTGTACCATACGTGTAGCAATGTCGAACCGCTCGGCAAAGTCCCTACCTGTGATTACATTCTCGGTGATGTCCTCAACGGCATTGCGCAATAGCGACTGCTTTACAGGAACATTATTCAGACCAAGTTCAGGGCATGAGTAGCTCATTCTACGATGTATCTCGGCAAACAGCAGTCCGCCATTGTTCACAGTCTCTCGCGACATCTCTGTCTTGACAACAAAGTCGTAACCTCCCAATGACAAAGTAAGAGTATTTGTCTGGACGTTATTGCCGGGGTTCTCTTTCATCGCCTTTACTGCATCGAGGATTTTCTTGTTGTGTTCCTTGATGAAGTCAGCCATGGCATCAACCGAAGCAAATTTCAGTTTGCCAACAGTTATCTCTGTGAACTTGCCATCGGGGAATGCCTTTTGCACTGCAAGCAGCTGGGCGTTAGCTTCCTCCGCCCGTTGCTCTGCTGCCTTTATCTGTCCCTCCAACTTTGGCTTGGCATTGTGAATATAGGTTTGGTCGGCTTCCCACTGCTTCTTGCGGCTTTCGTACTTGCGCACATTCTTCTCCGCATTGTTTTTCAGCAGGGCGTATTCACTACCCGAGAGTTGGGCCACTGTGTCGCCGAACACATCTTCTTCCTCTTCAAGCACACGGTTATTCATGCTGTCCTGCATCAGTCGGTCACCCTCCATAACACTATCAGCAATCGCACCTTTGGTCTTCAATCGCTGATATGCAGTTACGTCAAGACTATCTTCCACACCGAAACGAAGCACACGGACTGGTTTATTCCATTGCTTGTGCAGATTGCCCTGTCGCAAGATGCGGCCGTTGCGTTGCGTGTAGTCCATCGGACGGTTTGGCGCATCAAGGTGTATAAGGGTGTGCAGACGTTCCTGTATGTTCACACCAGTACCAAGGGTAGCAGTACTACCGAGAATAACACGCACCTCGCCTCGGTTAACCTTGTCGAAGATTTCCAACTTCTTCTTGATGGTCATGCCGGGCTTCATTACGATAACCTCGCTTTCGGGAATACCCTGCTGGATGAGTTTCTTCTTGATGTCCTCATACAGGTTGAAACCGCTGCGCTTATTCTGGTAGTGGTCGGCAAAGATGGCTACAGTACCCTTATAGTCGTCAGTCTCTTTCAACGAACGCAAGGTTTGGCGTACGGCTTCGTTAGTCTTACTCCTCGGATCATCCTCTGCGTGCATTTCCACAAGTCGGGCATCAACAGCGGCTCCTTGAGCAATACCATACATAGTGAGAGGTATGCTGCTGTTTTCCTTCTTCTCCTTGCCGCTCATCTGGTCAAAGCGTTCAAGTTCTTCACGCACATATTTCATCACACTGCGAAGAGCGCGTGTCTGTGGTAAATAGATGTCCTGCGCCTTGCCGCCCTCCATTTCTGGTATCTTCTTCACAAGTTCCGTCTGGTCTTTGGTCAGCACGGTGTCTGCTACCCCTGACCATATACGAACCAATTCGGGCAGGTTCACATATCCTGCAAAACGGTTCACTTCTTTGAACTTGCCGCTTGTGTTGAACTCTGGCATCTGCTGTATATTGCCGAAGTTGCGCACAAAGTCGTCAAAGTAGTAGATACCGTATTCCTTCATGGTGTCCTTTGGCATGAGATAACGCATGAAAGTCCAAATCTCTGCTGCTGTATTACTGATAGGCGTACCAGTGGCGAAGATAACATTGCGACCGTTATTCTTCTCCAATATGGCTTGCGTCTTCAAGTACACTCCTTGCGACTTCTTACTGTATGATGGGTCAACGCCTTTCACACCGCGCTGCATGGCTGTTGCAAAACCGAGGTGTTTGTATTCGTGCGCCTCGTCAATGAGCAGGGCATCAATTCCCATATCATCAAAGTTCTCCACATCATCCGTGCGGCGATCGAGCATTTCCTGCGCCTTGACAGCTGCGTTCTGCTTGGCAACGGCTTTCTTCTTTTCATTGTTGGCTGTGCGCTTCTTTGAGATACCTTCTGACAATGCTGCCATTTCTGCTTGGAGGTCGGCCAATTCCTTTTCAGCACGCCTTGTTATAGGGTCTCTGCCGCTGGAGTCTGCCTCACGCATCTGTTCAAGAACAAGCATCTTTTCGTCTATCTTGTCCTGTACGAACTGCATCTGACGCTCGTCACTGTCGGGGATAAACTCAAAGGTACTCTGAGGTACAACTATCATATCCCAATCGTTGTACTTGATTTTTGCATAGAAATTCTTTCTACCTTCCGCATTGCGGTCATTATCTTCAAGCGTAAGTATCTTGGCATTTGGATAGAGTTCCTTAACTGAAGCTGCAAATTGTCCTACGGTGGCATTCTGTACCACGATCATAGGCTTGCGTGCCGTACCGAGTCTGCGCATCTCCATTGCGGTGGAGATAAGGGTGAATGTCTTGCCGGTACCAACCTCATGGGCAAGCAACAACGGCTGCATTGTACCTCGTACAATGGCCTTACCTTGGTGTGAGCGCATCTTGAACTTGTGTGTTGCGCCACCGAAGTATTCAGGTACAAAGTCGTCAGGTATGCTCATAGGAACATAGTTGTTGAAGCGGTCGTTATACTCTTGCTCCATGCGTGCTGACAAGTCCGCGTCACTCTGCATCTTTCCTCGCGCCCAGTCCTTGAAGTCCTGACGTATCTCGTCTATCTTGGCTGCACATGCTGCCGTAGCCTCACGGTCTGTGATGGTTTCCGTTGTGCCGTCATAATGCTTTTCCGTACGTGACACGATAATGCTTTTGTTCTGGATTGCGGCCGAAATGAGTTCATGGCCCATTATTGTTTTCTTAAGCATTTCGCTCACAATACCCATTGCGCGGTTCTTCTCAACGTTCACACCATAGGTCGGGGCTTTCATAAACCATGTTCCACCAGCTGCTGTGAAATGCACGTCTATATCGGTACGCTCTTTCACATACTCGTCATATAGTTTTGGGTCAAGCCATGACGAACCGAGCGTGAAGTCTATCAAGTGTGCAGGAATATTCATAGGAACCACATCCTGCAATGCCTTGATATTCTTGCTGTATTCGCCATTATCATTGTTGGCCTCAGCTTGTTTCAGCTTCTCTCTCACGTTACCGCTCAGATACTGGTATGACACTTCCATCTGTCGTGTCGTAGGGTCTTCAAAGCCGAGTCCGCTGTCAATGATTTCACGCTTCACTTCCGTCTCACTCTTTCCGAGCTGGCTTGCAATGTAAGGAACATCAATGCGTCCGTTCTTGAACATGCTCACCACAACACCGTCCTTGACATTCTCAGGGTGCGGCTCGCTTTCCTTTTCCACGACACGGCCTTTCATCACATCGGCCTTATCGTAGGTCTTGACAACGCCTCCCTTGCCGTCTCCTTGCTCCTTATATGTCTCCAATGAGAACACATTAGGATAGTCCACATCATTGCGCAACCATGCTAATTGGTTGTTTTTGTTGAAATGGCCGTAGGTATTGACAAAGGCATCGTATGCCTTGTTGAGTTTGGCAATCAATGGTTTCAGTCCTGCATCACTCTCGTTCTCTGTCTGGTACTGCATAACATCGGCCAATGCACTTTTGATGGCAGCATAAGCAGTGAAACACTCCTGCTTGGTGTGTCCCTTTATCTTCTTGTCGTTCACTTCAAGAGGATAGTAACCGCCAAAGCTGGCCAAAACAATCTGGCCGTCTTTCATATACATTTCACCAAGTTTCTTGCCGTCCGCTGACGCATCAAGCACAAGTGAAACATCGTGGTGATCTGTAGTGGTCGCTTTGTTGCTATCTTCTTCAGTGAACGATTTAACGAAATCAACCAGCATCTTGCCTTGGTCTTTGCCGCTTACCGGGTAGAGTCCCTTGCTCGTAGGTCTGAATGTATCACCTTCCTCAAAGGCAAAGCGCATTTCACCGGCCATGTGGTCTGGGTGCTCGATGAAATACTTGTTGTAGTCCATGGAGAGTTGTTTGGCCTTGCGTGCGCCTGGTTCTTCATATTCGGCCGTGCGCTCACCGCTGATGCTGCTCACGTCAATGGCTTGTGCCGACTTCTGACCATTCACTCGCTTGCGGATAACGATGATGTCCGACGTGACGGTTGTACCGCCAAAGGTCTTGTTATTCATGCGGAATGCTCCGATGAAGTCCGAACCTCCCTCGTTCACAACCCAGTCGCGCAAAGCCTTGCTGTTATCGAGTGTGCCGTTTGAAGAAATGAAGATACCCAATCCACCCTCATGCAACTTACGCACATTCTTGGCTATACAGAAGTCGTGGATATTGTGGAACTTCTTAGAAAGGTCACTGTCGCCTGTGATGTCATTCACACGCAACCCGGTAACGAAAGGTACATTGGTAATAGCCAGATCCACACTGCCATTAGGTATGCGTGTCTGCTCAAAACCTTGTATCTCCACCTTGGCATCGGGATAGAGCAATGAGAGAATGCCGCCAGATGTGCCGTCTATCTCAATGGCGTGAATGTTACTGCGCTCGCTTACCGTTGTAGGCATCTGTCCCAAAATGTTGCCAATACCTGCAGAACCCTCCAAGATGTTGCCACCCTTGAAACCAAGCTGATTTGCAATGTCCCAAAGTGTATCAACAACGTATGCAGGGGTGTAGTAGGCACTGTTAGCACTCATAACGGCTTGCTCGTAGGCTTCTTCTCCAAGCAACTCACGTATTTTCTTGTTACGCTCACGCTGTTTCCAGTCATAGCCTCCGTCGCTGAAAGCGGCTCCAAGACCACCCCAACCACTGAATTGTCTAAGCACACTCATCTGCTCAGGAGTGGCAGTCTCACCGCTCTCAAGTAATTCATGCGCCAACTCAATAGCCTTGATATTGGCCTCTATTCTGCCATTCACCGAAGTAGGGGCATGGTCTGCGCCACGCTCTGAATGGTTGTTGCGTGTATTCTTCGGCTGGGTCAGTCCATGAAGTCCAGCGGACACAGCCCTATCTTTGCCAGTGCTTTGTCCTCCTCGTCCTCCGTCAGGTCTTCCACCTTCTTGTGCAGCTGTTTTGCGAGGGCTTCCTTGGCTTTCTCGTAGTCCTTGCTGTTGTCCACTATTGTCGGCTGGCACTGTTTCGGTGCGTACCGCTTCATCATTTCCTTGTAATCCATTGTCTGATGTATTATCAAACAGCCCGGCAAACAAATCACCTACAGGCTGCTCTGGTTTAACTTTCTTAGTTGCATTTTTCTTGGATGCAGGCTTTGGCTTGTCTGCTGGTTTCTCTGATGATGTTGGCTGAACGCCGCCATCCTTTTCACGTCTCGCCACCTCTGCCTTGATATGGGTGCCCATATCCTTGTCGTCGCCATACTCCTTGTCGAGTTCCGACAATTTCTTGTCTGAAATTTTAGGGAGCAACGTGTTGAGGCTCTCGATCTTCGACTTCATTGAATGGTCAGTCATGCCCGGATTGAGAATGTCAACAACATGGAGCTGTATGGCAGTGTCTTCTGGCAATGCCGCAACGGCATCCTCGTTAATACCATCCTCGTAGAAGTCGCCATCGGCTTCATGCTTCGGCTCGGCTGACTCGCTCGGCTTATGACGCAACTGGTCCGGATGAGCATTAACCCACATGACAGGAGCAAGGCCGGTGTCAATGCGGATGCCGCCCTCATCGTTCGGCTGCACTACAACTGCATCAGTCCATGTTCGGCCACCATCGGTTGAATACTGCACCTTGTCACCTGCTGCATACTCTCCTTCATTGGTCACGCCACTACCTATAAGATATTTGTAGGCTTCACGCTGCACCTGCTTCAGAAGGTCAGAATACGTAACATTGCTGTCAACGAAGACATTTCTACCGTAGCGGTCATTGCCGGTGCCTTCAGGATGGTCAACACGGAACATGATGTGAGTAACTTCAAGGTCGCTGCCTCCAAAGCCATCTACACCCTTGGCTGCTCTTGGCTCAACGCCTATTGTCAGATACAGCTCGCGTCCTTCTTCTAATGGCAGGTGTATAGACACATCACCTCCAACAGGTGAAATGTTGGAAACTGCAAGCGGTTTTGTCTTGCGTTTACCTTTCTTATCTGCCTCTCTGTGTGTAGCCTCGAAGCGGTCAAGCCCAAGGTCGTCAATCAACTGGCTTGCAAGGTTTGAAGCATCCTTGACGGCCTTCTTCTCAGCATTACGCATGTAGCCGTATGCCTCGTTGTAGTCCTTCTCCACCTCGTCAGCCTCATAGTAGCCAAGCAGGGCAAGCTGCTCATTTACCTTGTCGAGGGTTTCATCTACTCGCTCTGCTGCTCCGGTGAGGGCTTGCTCGTCGCTTGAAGTTTCTGCGAGAGCCGTTGCTTCGCTTGCAACAGACTTTGCTTCTGCTGCAACAGCATCTGTATTTGCTGCTGTCTGCTTTTCGGTTTCTTTTCGTTGCTCATTTCTTGTTGCCTTTAATTCATTGTTTGCTTTTTCTGCGGCCACTTGTGCCTTGCCTTCCTCAACTATCATGTTGGCTTGTGCCATTACGTCCTTGGTAGGCTTATCGAAATTCTCCACGTCAAAGGCTTTCACCTCTTCGTATGGAGTGAGGGCATATTTGTCATAGCCGGGGACATACTCCAGTCCTCCATAGAAAGCCTTTAACCAAGGGCGTACCTTGTCGCCCAATGCCTTAACCATCATGGAAGCATAGTTGCCAAACGACTCATTGCCACGCTCAACCATGGCCATGGCCAGACGTTGACCGACTGACATGAGCTTCTGACGCTGCTCTGCAGTCAGTTCGTCCGGATCACGGAACTTAAACCCGGCATCGCCCTCGTCGTCACCAATACCGAGAATATCACGAATGTCATTCATCAATCCGTTCATTTCCTCGTCACTGACCTCATACTTAGGCTTCTCCGGCTCTATTGGTTCTTCTGTTGGCACGCTCTCTACGCGGTTTGCAGGTTTCTTGCTTGCGGTCTTCTTACTTGTCGTTGGCTTCTTCGGCTCCACGGCATCGCGAAGTTCCTGCGCTGTCATAGGCTGGTTGTCTGCAACGGCTTCCTCATTACCAACCATTTCAGCGGCCTTGCGTGCGTCCTCTTCGCTACGGAAAATCCAACCACCGCTCTCACGGTCTTTCCATCCGCGTGCAGGGGCAAAGCGTCCCTCACCTGTCCGTTCTTTGGCAAACTCCTTGACGGCACGTTCTTGGTCGGCAGTCAAGTCATGGTCAAAGGTAAGTAGAGAAACATCGCTCGTCTTGCCCTTCTTATTGGTGTAGGTTGAAGGAGTGATGGAATAGCCGGCTTCTTCCGGTGCGTTGATTTCCACAACGTCCTTCTTCACCGACGAGTACTCACCAAAAGGCTTTGTCTTCCTCTTGCTCGACTCTATCCACTTTTCAAAGTCTTCGAGGTTCACGCCGGTAATGTCAATTCTGCGGCCATTCTCCCAGCCCTGCTCGTAATTGGCAAGGTAGTCGCCCTTAGCCTCGTCTTGATCATTGAAGCCAAGCATAACCTTGTGCTCGTCAAAGCTGCCGTCGGGGTTGTACTGGTCAACGACGAACACCTTGCGCCCGTTCCAACCGTCAATATCATTGGAGAGGAACACGTCAATGTGGTCTCCGTCCACACCCACTGCACCACGAATGTAGCCGTAAGTGTTGTTCATCTTGCTTTCCCATTGCTTGCCGTCAGCATCAGTGCCCTTACGCACGCTGCCCTGCGGCTGCTCAATGGTGATGTCAAACGTACCAACTTGCACATGTCCCTTCTTATAGTTGCCGGCTTCCTTTTGTGCTTCGGTGGGGTCAGTGTTCACTTCGGCTGAGGCTGCTTCAATCTTGGCAGACAACGGCTGCTCATTGCCATCAATATAGTTAGCTACTTCGTAGAGGTCGCCAAACTGTTTGCCGTCAATCTCATAATACAA